CTGCCCTGCCTGCCCTGCCTGCCCTGCCTGCCCTGCCTGCCCTGCCTGCCCTGCCTGCCCTGCCTGCCCTGCCTGCCCTGCCTGCCCCTCACCCCTCGCATGCGAGGCACGCCCCTCACCCCTCGCATGCGCTGCCCGCACCGCTAAAGCTTGCACCATGCAACCGCCGGCGGCCCGAAAGCTGTAAGGCGCAGCTTTCCTCGCCTCGCCTCGCCTCGCCTCGCCTGCCCCGGGGAGGGGCACCCCTTGCCTCGCGCGGAGCGCGACCGGGGGGCATAGCACCAGAACGTCGTTACGGGATCCTGCATCCGGGGACTCGAGGCGTAACACGCCCCGCGGAGCCCCCCAGAGGCCGTGGTGAGGGGCCCCGCGGGTGGGGCCAACCACAGGGCTAGAGCGATCAGGACCGCAGGGGATTTCGGGCCCGCGAGGAGTAGTGAGGAGTCACTAGGCACTCCTCGGGCGTCCCGCTTAGCTCGGGATAGCGGGGCGCGCTAGAGGGAGAGCGATCAGCGATGCAAACTCGCTCTCCACCCGTATACGTGGCAAACCCTGCTTCGATCTGTCCGATACGTACGCGTATACGCGTGTATCACGCGGGCCGCGAGGCCCAAAAAAGAAGCCCTGGTGTGTCTGTTGAACCGGGTGGAGAGCAAGTTTGCTACGCTGATCGCTCTCGCTCTAGCAAGGAGGCTCCATGCCCAACACAGCGACCGGTCGCATCCTTCGATGCCACAACTGCGGCAACCGCGTAACCGCTGCCGGCAGGGACGGTCCCGGCGGGCTCCGGTACTGCAGGAAGCGCGAGTGCCAGAGGGCTCGCCAGCAGGCGAAGCGGGCTCCCGTCGAGATGGAGACCCGCCCCTGCTCGTCCTGCGGGCGCGCGATGCCCAGCAGGCCGAAGCGGGTCAGCGACCTGCCCGATGGCCGCTGGTGTCGCGACACCCGATGCCAGGCCGCTCGAGCGGAGTACCTCGAGCGACTCGAGGCTCGCCGCGCCGCCGAGCTCCGGTTCGAGAATGGCCTGAAGGTCGAAGCGTTCCAGCGGGCCGCCGCGGCACCCAGGGTGACCTGCACGCGCTGTGGCCGAACGGACGTCGTGCGCTCCTACATGCACCCGACCCCCGACATGACCAGCGCCTGCTCCGGCGAAAAGGACCACCTCGGTGTCGGCGAGCACTGGCTCATCCCGCCTATCCAGGACGAGGAGATCCCGGCCTACTGGCCGCCCCAGTGATACGCTGGGGGGACCCGGCCCGTAGGTGGGCCCCCCGGCGCCGCAGGAGGCATCGTGACGGTCGTGATCCTGGCCAGCAACTACACCGACGCCATGCGGTATGCCGCCGAGCAGGGATGGAGGCCGGGCGACGTCCGGGCCTCGGTCTCCGCGAAGTCGCTGGAGGGTGTGCTTCCCACCCGGATCATCGAGCTCCCCTCGTACGCCGGGCGGCCCGACCGCCATGCCATCGAGGCCGTCCTGCGCTGGGCCGTCGACAAGGTCGAGCGCTGGGGACACACCGTCGAGCGTGAGCGGGTCGACTGGGCCTACACCCCGCCCGCCCTGCCGGAGGACATCCCCGTCGACCAACTCCCGCTGGTCACCCTCAACGAGGACATCTGGGAGATCCACGACGCCCCCGAGCCGAAGCCGCAGCCGCGGAAGCGCCCGGAGCCGAAGCCGAACCGCGCCCACAAGGCGCCGAAGCCGTCCTCGTTCTTCCAGGGGGTGAACTGATGCCCGGCCCGCCCCGCAAGCGCGACGCTGAGAGGCGCCGCAAGAACGAGTACAACACCATCACGGTGGACTTCGGCCAGGTGGCTGGGACCGTCGTGGAGGTCCCGGCACCCGACGAGGGCTGGCACCAGGTCGCCTATGACTGGTACCTGAGCCTCACGAAGTCCCTGCAGTCCCGGTTCTTCGAGCCCTCCGACTGGGCCCTGGCCGCGGTGCTCGCCGACCAGTTGAGCCTCGAGCTCAAGCCCCGCAAGGTCCAGATCGGCACCGACGGGAACGGGGACCCGGTCTTCGCGACCCAGCGTGTCCCGATGCCGGGGTCGAAGATGGCCGCCATCCTGAAGGGCATGACCTCCCTGCTGGTGTCCGAGGGCGACCGGCGTCGCCTGTCCATCGAGACTCAGCGCAACGAACCGGCCGAGGACGGCGAGGATGCCTCGGTCACCAACATCACGAAGAACCGGAGGGACCTGCTCCGATGAGCACCCACTTCGACAGCGCCCGCAGTGGCGAGGACGAACGCGAGATCGACACGGCCTGCGGGTACCCTGCCGGCAGCTTTGCCTGCAAGATCCGGCATCTGCAGATCAACACCGGCGACGCGAAGGCCGCCGCCGACCTGAACGACCCGGCAGCGCTACCCTCGCGTACGGCGAGGGGGATCGAGAGGCTCTGATGCCCGAAGAGCCGGAGGGCCAGCAGACCGAGACGGTCACGGTCATCGAGAAGGTCGAGATCCTGCTGATCCTCGATACCGACGGCGACCAGGCGATCACGGTGGACAACACCGGCACGAACGTCGTCACCGCCCTGGGGATGTGCGAGTTCGCGAAGACGCTCCTGCTCGAGCGGATGACGAGGAACGCGGAGGAGTAGCATGACGGCCCTGCTTGACCTGCAGGCCGAGCCGGGCGTCTATCGCACCGAGACCGGATGGCGGGTCGTCCCCGTCTACATCGGCCCCACCTGGAAGCGCAACCCGGACTGGGACGGTGAGGACCCGCTCGAGGAGTTCATCCTCCCCCAGTACACCCTGGGCTGGCAGATTCTGGACTGGGTCCGCAGCAACCTTCTCGACGACGAGGGCAACCCGTTCCGCCCGACGCGCGAGCAGGCGCGGCTCATCCTCTGGTGGTATGCGCTCGATGAGCGCGGCCGGTTCGCCTACCGCGAGGGTGTCATCCAGCGCCTCAAGGGCTGGGGCAAGGACCCCATCGCCGCTGTCCTGTGTGCCGTCGAGTTCGTCGGCCCCTGCCGGTTCGCCGGATGGACGACCGTCGACCGGCCCGACCTCGGCCTCACCCGCGGCGACCCCGTCGGCACCTCCAACCCGCGCGCCTGGATCCAGATCGCCGCCGTGTCCAAGGACCAGACCGTCAACACGATGGCGATCTTCCCGTCCCTCTTCAGCGACCAGTGCAAGACCGAGCATGGCATCGACCTCGGCAAGGAGATCATCTACGCCTACCACGGTGCCCGGCGCATCCAGGCCGTCACCTCCAGCCCCCGCGCACTCGAGGGCGGGCGCCCCACCTTCGTCATCAAGAACGAGACCCATCACTGGCTGCAGAACAACGAGGGCCACGCGATGGCCGCAGTCATCGAGCGCAACGCGACGAAGTCGAAGGGCGGCGCCGCGCGGGTGCTGTCCATCACCAACGCCTACGAGCCGTCCGAGGACTCGGTCGCCCAGATGGAGCGCGAGGCCTACGAGGACGAGGCCGCCGGGCTGTCCATCGACACCGGGGTGTTCTATGACTCCGTCGAGGCCCCCTCCGATGCCAAGCTCCGGCCACCGAAGGAACGCAAGGAGGACCCCGACCCCACCGACGACGAGATCAAGGCCTACCTGGCCGCCATCGTCGCCGCCGTCCGCGGGGACTCCGAATGGCTCGACGTCGAACGCATCGTCCTGTCGATCCTGGACCGCAAGAACCCACCCAGCCGGTCCCGCCGGTTCTACTTCAACCAAGTGGTGGCCGCCGAGGATGCCTGGGTCGACCCGGCCGCTGTCGATGCCGCCGTCGACATCCTGGCCCGCGACTACCGGCAGCAGATCGGCGCCGACCCGCTGCGCGCCGGATGGGAGGTCGTCCACCCCAACGAGGAGGTCGTGGCGTTCTTCGACGGCTCCAAGAGCGACGACGCCACCGCCATCGTCGGCTGCCGCGTCTCCGACGGGTACCTGTTCACCATCGGCGTGTGGCAGAAGCCCAAGGGCAAGCGCGGCGAGAACTGGCTCGTCGACCGCTGGGACGTCGACCGCCGCGTCGTCGAGATGTTCGAGCGGTTCAACGTCGTCGGCTTCTGGGCCGACCCCTCCCATGCCCTCGACGACATCGACTCCAGCCGCTACTGGGATGGCCTGGTCGACGAGTGGATGCGCCGCTACAAGGACCGCCTCCAGGTGTGGCCGATCAAGTCCGGCCTCCGGTCCCATGCCGTCATGTTCGACATGACCAGCGCCGAGCGCCAGAAGCTCTTCGTGGGAGCCGCGGAGACGTTCGTCGAGGAGATGGAAACCCGCGACGATGTAGAGGAATATGCCCCCCAGTTCACCCATGACGGCCACCCGGCCCTCATGCAGCACCTGAAGAACGCCCGCCGGTACCCGATGCAGTTCGGGGTGTCCCTGATGAAGGACAACCGGGAGTCCGACCACAAGATCGACCTGGCGGTCGCCGCCGTCGGGGCCCGCCTGGTCCGCCGGATGCTGCTGAACCAGGGCATAGAGGAGCCCGAGAAGAAGGGCGGACGCGTGTGGGGCGCCTGGTAGGTGCTAACCTGGGCGCAACCTGTATCTGCCCACGGGAGGCTCGAGCATGCCTAGAGTGACCAAGCCGGGCGTGGTCCTGTCCCAGGCGCGCTCGAACTTCAGGGAGTTCCTCGCCTCCCGCAACAAGGCGATCCTCCTGGACCGCTGGGTCACCGGCAGGCAGCAGTCCATCGAGCCCCAGGGCCTCCCCCTCGGCGAGCGGGAGTTCTCCGGCCGCCCCTACTCGCCGCGCGAGACCACCGCTGAGTACGACGACCTCGGTGGCCGCTCCGAGACCCCCTGGGCCGGGCTGGTGGTCAAGTCCGTCGCCCAGACGGCCTATGTCGACGGCTTCAGCATCCCCGGACTCCCCGTCGGCGAGCAGCCGAAGGTGTGGGACCTGTGGCAGCGCAACGGGATGGACGCCAAGCAGATCGCCCGGAACCGGGCCGCCATCGGCCATGGCGCCGCCTTCACCTTCGCTCTGCCGGCGAAGGACCCCGTCACCGGCGAGAAGACCGTCCTGTTCCGCATCGCCTCCCTCAAGCGGATGGCCGCCTTCTACGACGACGATGACCTCGGCGACGAGTGGCCAGCCTTCGCGATCCTCGCCGACTCGGTTCAGGGCCCCCTGGGCAACCACGACCACTGGCAGGTCAAGTTCTTCGACCCCACCGCGGTCCACTACCTGTCCTGCAAGAACATGGGGGACGAGCCTAACGACTGGACCTACATCTCCTACGACGAGCATCCCGCCGGGGTCACCCCCGTCGTGCAGTACGCCAACAGCCTGGACGCCGATGGCAAGACCCTCGGCGAGATCGAGCCCCTCATCCCGCTGCTGCGGCGCGTCGACCAGACGACGTTCGACCGCCTCATCGTGCAGCGCTTCGGGGCCTGGAAGATCCGCTACATCGCGGGCATGGCCAAGCCCGACACCGACACCGAGGCCCGCGCGGCGGCCCTGAAGCTCCGCATCGAAGACCTGCTGATCTCCGAGGACCCGTCCACGAAGTTCGGCACCCTCGATGCCACTGAGCTCAAGCAGTTCATCGAGTCCGGCGACGTCGACCTGCGGTACCTGTCCGCGGTCGCGCAGATCCCCCCGCATCACCTCCTGGGCCTGTCGGCGAACCTGCAGGCCGAGGCACTGGCCGCCGCGGAGGCCGGGCTGCAGCGGAAGTCCTATGACTTCAAGATCCTCACCGGCGAGTCCGACGAGAAGCTCATGCGCCTCGGCGCGGCCATGATGGGCTGGGCAGAGGAGGCCCGCGCCTGGGGCATGAAGACCCGCTGGAAGGACACCGAGAGCCGGTCCCTGGTGCAGACCGCGAATGCGCTGGGCATCATCTCCACCGCCCTCAAGGTGCCCGTCGAGATGCTGTGGGAGAAGATCCCCGGATGGTCCGACGAGGACACAAACCGGGCGAAGTCCCTCATCGAGTCCGGCCAGGGCATCGACGCCCTCATGGCAGAGCTCGAGCGGATGATGGATGCCCCGCCGCCGGGGACCCCGCAGGGCGCGAACGGCCGGGGCGGGTCGGAGGGCCAGTAATGGCCGTCACCGTCCAGGGGGCCGCGCTGACCGAGCAGCACCGGCAACTGCAGGCCGCGCGGGCCGCTGCCCTGTACATGCTGGTGTACCAGCACTGGCAGCGGATCTTCGACCCAGGCAACCCGGTCCAGACCGCCGAGCAGTGGGTCGCCCGCGTCCTGCCCCTCATCGTCGCCGCGAACGGCCGGTCAGCCGCCCTCTCCAGGGCATACCTGTCGACCTTCCGCACCCTGGAACTGGGCCGCCTGGAGCCGTTCACCCCGGCCCCGATCAAGCTCATCCCCGAGGAGCAGGTACGCACCAGCCTGTGGGTGACAGGGCCGGTCGCGCTGAACAAGAAGCTCGAGAAGATCTCCGGCCTCGACATCTCCCCGGCGCTCGAGAAGTCCCTGCTGGCCGACGCGGTCGACGAGGCCGGGCAGCAGGCCGCGGGCGCCGCCCTCAAGCACGCAGTGGCCGGGAGCCGCGACCAGATCAAGGAGGCCGCGCGCGAGGACCGCACCGCCCTGGGCTGGATGCGCGTCGCGAAGCCCGATGCCTGCTACTTCTGCCAGATGCTGGTGTCCCGGGGGCCGGTGTACGACAAGGAGTCGTTCGCGGACAGCAACTCGTTCTTCACCGGCGAGGGCGTGTCGAAGGCCCACGACAACTGCGCCTGCACCCTGCAGCCGGTGTACTCCCGCAAGGACAAGGGCAACGACCAGACCCAGGCCATGTCCGATTTGTGGGCGACCTCGACGGCTGGGAAGTCCGGCAAGGAGGCCATCTTGGCCTTCCGCAGGGCATACGAGGGCCGCGCTGCTACCCTTGAGGCCAGCGAGTAGCCCCGATCCCCTGGAGCCGTCATGGCGAACGCCCTCTACGCGAAGTTCAAGCAGGCCCTCCTGAGCGGCGCCGTCAACCTGACGACCGCGGACATCCGGGTCGCCGTGGTCGACGCGGCCGACTACGTCGTGGACACCGTGAACCACGAGTTCATGTCCAGCGTGCCCGTGGCTGCCCGGGTGGCCACCTCCGCGGCCGGGCTGGCCTCGAAGACCGTGACCAACGGGACCTTCGATGCCGCGGACCTCACCATCTCCGGTGTCACCGGTGACCCGTCGGAGGCGCTGGTCCTGTTCGTCAACACCGGCTCCGACGCGACCGCGCGGCTCATCGCCTACATCGACACCGGTTCCGGCCTGCCGTTCACGCCCAACGGGGGCGACGCGACGATCACTTGGAACGCATCCGGCATTTTCTCCCTTTAGTCCGTTTTGGCCTATAGGGGCGCGCTGACGGGAGGTGATGCCTGATGGCCCTCTCGCATGTCGGCAGCACCACCTGGGTCGCCGGCACGGGCGCAGTCCAGCCGACCTTGCCCGCGGGCACCACCGTCGGCGACCTCGTTGTCATCACGGTCCACTCGAAGTACGAGGACGCCATCGTCGTCACGGACCCGGCGAACGCGGGCTGGACCGACCTTGCCTCGATCTCGAACGCGGCCCGTGCGACTGGCAACGACAACGGTGCCACCAGGTCACGGTCCTGGTACAAGGTCTGGCAGGCCGGGGACACCTTGCCAACGCTCGACCCAACTCCGAACAACGTCTCGGCCGCGAAGGCCACCACCTGGCGCTCCGCGACGGGCGCCTACTCGGTGGCCGGGGTCGGCAAGGCTGACGACGCCACTGGCTCGCCGCTGCTGTTCGTGAGCAACCCCGCCGAGCTTGGCACCCCCACCGCCGGCGACATCGTCGCTATCGACCTCGTCGTCAACGGCGACGTCGTGACCTTCGGCACGCTGACCTGGGCCGCTCCCGCGGGAACCACCATGGGTGCCGCGACCAACGCGGTCGCCGACGGATCAACGATCTCTGGCACCGACCTCCGGTACCGGTCCCAGTACCGGACGGTGACCACCGGCCCCCAGACCGGCAACATGACCTACTCGCTGGCCCTGGCTGGCACCACCACCAACGCTGTCGGCACGGGCATCCTCTACCGGGTCCGCGAGGCCACCGCCGCGACCAACATCGCCCCCGCCGCCATCGCGAGCACGGCCAGCGTACCGTCGCCAACAGTCGCGGCCGGGCCGGTCACCTTGGCCCCGGCTGCTATCACGAGCACGGCGAGCGTGCCCGCGCCGACCGTCGCCCCCGGCCCGGTGACCATCGTCCCGGCGGCCATCGCCAGCGCCTCGAATGTCCCGCAGCCGACGGTCACCCTGTCGGCCCCGGGCACCGTCATCGCCCCGGCCGCCATCGCGAGCACGGCGAGCGTGCCGAACCCGGCCGTCACCCCCGGCGCCGCGACCATCGCCCCGGCGGCCATCGCCTCGACGGCCAGCGTGCCGTCGCCGGGCATCGCGAGCGTCGTCACCATCACCCCGGCAGGCATCGCCTCGACCGCCAGCGTGCCGTCGCCTACGGTCGTGCCCGGTCCCGTCACCGTGGCCCCGGTGGCCATCGCCTCGACGGCGACCGTACGCCAGCCGACCGTCGCGCCCGGTCCCGTCACCGTGGCCCCGGCGGCCATCGCCTCGACGGCGACCGTACGCCAGCCGACCGTCACGCCCGGCCCGGCCACCCTCGCCCCCGCGGCCATCGCATCCACCGCTAGCATTCCCGGCCCCACCGTCACCGCGGCCGGTGGCATCGCTCCGCAGACCGTCCCGTCGACATCGACCGTCCATGCCCCCACGGTCACCGGGGGGCCAGTCATCATCGCCCCCGCCGCGGTCGCCTCGACGGCTACCGTACGACAGCCGACCGTCGCGCCCGGTCCCGTCACCGTCGCCCCGGTGGCCATCGCCTCGACGGCGACCGTACGACAGCCGACCCTCGCGCCCGGTCCTGTCGTCGTCGCACCGGTGGCCATCTCGAGCACCGCCAGCGTCGCCGCCCCGACAGTCGTCCCGGGCGAGGCCATCGTCGCACCCACCGCGATCCCGTCCGGCTCGAGCGTCGCGGCCCCGACGGTCATCCCCGGCGCGGCCACCATCGCTCCCGCCGCGGTCGCCTCGGCCACCGTCGTCTATGACCCCGCCATCGCCGACTGGGTGCTCGTGATCGACGCCAACCGGTACGAGGGCCGCGCCGAGACACGTATCATCGAGGGAGCCGCCGAGGCATCGGCTGTCGTCGGGCGCGCTGAGTCGTCCAACGTCCTTGCTCGAGCGGAGGTCCCATGACAGACGCCTTCAAGTTCCCCCGGAACTCCAACCGGTTCATCGCCGCCATCGTCATCCGCGACGAGGCCGAGACCGACCCGGACCTGGTGGCCGTCACGAAGGAAGCCTGGCCGCCGCCGTCCGGTGACCCGCTGTGGGTCGCCCCGCAGGCCGGAACCATCCGTGGCGTCGCGCGCGTCGGCGTCACCACCGGTGGCAGGGATGCCGAGACGAAGTACCATGTCTGGGCTGTCGCCACGGACCCCGACGAGTTCGCACCCGTCTTGGCGGCCACCTTCTTCCTTGAGTAGCCTGGAACGAGGAGGTGGTTCCAGTGCCCGGCAAGAAGTACGCCTCGATCAAGCGGCCCCGCGTGTACCGCGCGCTGAAGCGCAAGGGCTACAGCAAGACGAAGGCCGCGAAGATCTCCAACGCGCAGTCCCGGAAGGCCCGTCGGCGTCGCTGACGGGCCCGTCCGCGTTGTGTTCCGCGGACTGAGTAGCGCCTGAGTGCCCACATCTTGCTATTCTGGGCACACCGTGGCCACTAGGTGGGTCACCTAGCACCCGTAGGAGGGTTCATGCCGAAGCTGAAGTTCGAGGACTACCGCGCTCCCTGGGAGACCGAGGCGGGCGGTGAGACCGAGATCGACAAGCCGAAGCTCAAGCGGTACCTCTTCAACCTGATCCAGGACAAGGAGAAGGCTCAGGAGCGAGAGGCCGAGGTCACCACCGAGCGTGACGCGCTGAAGAAGGCGGCCGACGAGAAGGCCCGAGAGGGCGAGTCCGAGGTCGACCGGCTGAAGCGAGAGAACCAGGAACTGAAGGCCGCCGCCGAGAAGCCCAAGGGGCCCACGGTGGAGGAACTGAAGTACCGGGTGGCCCTCGAGAAGGGGCTGACGGCCAAGCAGGCCAAGCGCCTTCAGGGGACCACCGAGGAGGAGTTGTCGGCCGACGCCGATGACCTCCTCGAGTCCTGGGGTGGCAAGAGCACTCCCCCGGACGGCGATGGCGACGATGACGGGGATGACCAAGGCGTCACCCCGGCCCGGCAGCCCCGCCAACTGCGGAACCCCGCCTCGGGTGATGGCGACTCCGGCAAGGAGATCGACATCGACAAGGCACTGGCGCAGATCCCCCGCGTCAACTCGTTCTGACATCCGCCCGGTCCCGCCACGGGGACCGCCAGCGGCCATCCTGACCCACCGAGGAGGTCCCCGTGGCTGTTCGCAAGATCAAGGCGAAGAAGCAGGTCGACTTCTTCCTGCCCATGCTCGAGCGCGAGCTCATCGGGCCCTACGTCGTGACCAGGGTCTCCGGTGACGCCTTCAAGGGCGCCAAGAACGACACCGTCAACATGCGCGTGCCCGGCCTCAAGGCCACCGCCCGCGACTACGACTTCCGTGGCCGCACCGCGCCCATCGTGATGGACGACATCAGCGGTGGCGCGTCGATGCCGATCAAGCTGAACAAGCACGTCTACAGCGCCACGTCGCTGGAGGACGAGCACTTCACGCTCGACGACATCGAGTTCGCCCGCGAGGTGCTGCAGCCGCAGGTCGAGGCCGTCGTCACGGACTTCGAGAACAAGACCGTCGCCGGTCTGCGTGCGGCGACGTTCAAGAACACCGTGGCCGTGAACCTCGACACCGCGGACCCGCACAAGATCGCGGTCGAGTCGAAGCGTCTCCTGGACGCCGACAAGGTCGCCCCGCAGGGCGGCCGGTTCTTCCTCGTCGGCGCCGACGTCGCCGCGGCCTTCCTGGTCTCCGACCGGCTCAGCCGGTACGACTGGGTCGGCGAGGCGGGCACGCCGGCGGTGCGGGAGGCCACCATCGGCCGCCTGTCGAACGCCCCGGTGATCCTGCACCCGGAGCTCGCGCCGAACGAGGGGTACTACCTCCACAAGTCGGCCCTGATCCTGGCGAACGTCGCCCCGGCCGTGCCCATCGGCGCGGTCACCGGTCGGTCCCTGTCCCGCAACGGCTACGCCGTACGCTGGATCCAGGACTACGACCCGAACTACCTGCGCGACCGGTCGGTCGTCTCGTCCTTCCTGGGTGTCAACGACGTGCGCGACGAGCGCAACGCCGACGGCTCCTGGATCTACGAGGTCGGCGACCTGGACACCGACGAGTTCGCGGCCCTCGGCCTGAACCCGGCGGACACCACCCAGGTCAAGGCCACCGGGACGCGCAAGAACGTTCGGGGCCTGAAGTTCACGGTCACCGGCACCGGCACCGTCCTCTGATCCACCCCGTAACGGCCCCGTTCCCCCGTGGAGCGGGGCCGTTCGGCTACCATGGAGGCACTATGCCGCTCATCCTTGCCTCAGAGGTCGCGACCTGGGCCCGCCTGGACGCGAGCGCCTTCGGTGCGTTCGAGAACATGGTCATCGACAAGGCCCAGAACCTCGTGGCCGACGAGGCGGGCCACCCGGAGTGGGTGGCGGCCGACCTGGCCACGGTGCCCTTCCGGGCCCGCATGATCGCGCTCAACCTGGCCAAGCGCACCATCCTCAACCCCGACCGGGTCATCCAGGAGGGCGGCGTCGGCCCCATCGGCGGGGACCGCCTCGCCGACGACGCGGCCCTGGCGATGGAACTGTCCGAGGCCGAGACCCGCGAACTGCGCAAGTTCCGCGGCACCGGCACCGCCCCGTCCGGGCTGTTCCTGCTGCCCATCAGCGACCCGACACCCTCGGAGACCACCATCTTCGTGGCCGACGAGTCCGGCTCCGACTGGCTCATCCCCTATGCCACCGTCGGCGACATCGGCGAGCCTGACGCGTACGGGACATACTGATGCCCCGGGGTGCTCAGACCATCACCGTGAAGCGCCCCCAGGAGCGGGACTGGCAGGGCGATCCCACCGGCACCGCCCCCGAGCCAGTGGTGGTCAGGGGCGTCATCGTCTGGCCGCAGTCGACGCGCGAGACCGCGGACCAGGGCATCGTCGTGCTCGAGGACATGGCCGTGTACCTGCCGCCCCGCCCGGCCCTCGTGCCCACCGCGGCCGACGTCATCGAGTTCGAGGGCCGCGACTACCGCGTCCAGGGCGCCGTCGGGCACTATGTCGGGAAGCGCGGCCAGGACAAGGGCTACATGTTCACCATGCGCAGGCTGGGGGTCCGCCGATGACCCTGTACCGCCTGCGCTACAAGCCCCACCATGGCGCGGGGCCGACGAAGGACAACCCGCATCCGGGGATGGCCGCGTTCCTGGTGTCCGACCAGGCCCGCGAGCCCGTGGTCGCCGCCGCCAAGGACATCGCCGACCTGGCGAAGCAACTCGCTCCCCGCGGCAAGGGCACCGGCGTTCACATGGCGGACCAGTTCAGGGTGAACGAACACACCCCCCCGGTGAACATCGGCGGAAACCCACGCGTCGGCGCCGAGGTGTACAACGGCGACCCGGCCGCCGCCCCCAACGAGTTCGGCGGGCGCCGCAACCCCCGGCATCGTATGCTGGGCCGCGCGGGGGCCCGCATCGGCGAATGGAAGGGAGAGGTCGGATGACCTACGACCTGCCCGCCTTCCCCGACATCGAGGAAGTGCTGCGCAACGCCCTCCTGACCCGCTTCGGCGGCGGCGACGAGCCCCCCGGCTCCCACATCGACAACGTCGTCGGCTCCCTGCCCGGCGACATCGGCGGCGAGACCATCGTGTACGTGGAGCGCATCGGTGGCACGAGGACCCGCCTGAACGACTACCCGATGGTCGATGTCGAGGTGTTTGCCCCGAGCCGCGGCCTGGCAAAGGACGTGATCGAGTCGATAGACGCCTTCCTCCTCGGCTATCCACATGCCGTGGATGTCGGGGTCGACCGCGTCATCATCGACTTCGTGCTCAACACGAGGACGCCGGTGAGGTTGTTCTGGGACGACTCGAACAGTCGCTTCGGCGCGACCTATAGCATGTCAGTTCGACGCTAGGCTACCCTCTATGCGTGAAGTGCTCACGTTGTAGCAAGACCGCCGAGGATCCCCAGTTTCGTACGTGCGAAGCATGCCGCGAGTTTCGTCGCGAGCAGGCACGGCGACGGCGCAACAGCGACCGCGCCGCAGACCGCGAGTACAGGCGCCGCTGGAGGGCGCGCAATCGCGACAAGGCCAACGCGTACCAGCGCCGCTGGTACGCATCTCATCGCGAACAGGCACGAGAGAACAGCAACCGACGCAGGGCTCTGCAGCGCGAGTCGGCGGTTGGAAGTTTCTCGCTTGAGTCGCTTCGGGCCAGGCTGTCCATGTACCGTGGGTGCTGGATCTGCGGTACGCCGAACTGGAGCACCGTCGACCATGTGAAGCCACTCAGCAAGGGTGGCCCACACATCCTGGCGAACCTGCGCCCAGCGTGCAGCAGGTGCAACAAGAGCAAGGGCGCCAAGTGGCCCTTCCCGGCATAGCGAAAGGTGGCCCAAGTGCCTTCCTACGAGAACCTGCGCAACAAGCAGACGGAGCTCATCCGCAAGGCGCTGGACGGATCTGTCTTCCTGGCGCCCATCACCGCTGCGGCCATCGGGTCCCTGACGGCCGACAACGCGACCGCCGACTCCGCGGTCCTGTCCGGTTCCGGCACCGCCGTGAACATCGTGACCGCCGGCGACCTGGTCCTGTCCATCGACGGCGGCGCCAACCAGACCGTCGCCCTGGCCGCGAACGACACCCCGGCCGGTGTGGTCACGAAGGTCAACGCGGTCCTCGGTTCGGCGGCGACCGCAGCCGTGACCGGCGGCGTCTTCACGGTCACCTCGACCAGCACCGGCGACAACGCCTCCGTGCGGGTCGTGTCCGGTACCGGCAGCGTGCTGGCCAACCTGTTCCTGACCGCTGGCCAGACGGCCCGCGGCGCGGACGCCGGTGTCTCCCTGGCCGCGCTCCCGGCGTCGTGGGACGACCTGGGCTGGCTCACCAGCGACGGTGCGGCCTTCTCGCGCGAGGTCGCGCAGTCCGAGGTCACCTCGTGGGGTTCGGTCACGCCGACCCGCACGGACGTGACGTCCGACACCAGCACCCTGACGGTGACCTGCCAGGAGACCAAGCTCCTGACCATCGGCCTCGCCACCGGTGCCGACCTGTCGGCGGTCACCCCGGACGCGACGACCGGTGAGGTCAGCATCGAGAAGCCGTCGAAGGCGGCCTCGAAGCACTACCGGGCGCTGTCCCTGGCCGTCGACCTGGGCGACGCGGGCGAGATCTACATCGCCCGGTTCCTGCCGCGGGCGAAGGTCACCAACTACGCCGAGCAGTCCTTCGGCGGCGGCGACGACCCCATCACCTGGGGCGTGACGCTGACCGGCGAGGAGGACAGCGACCTCGGGTACTCCGAGCGCTGGATCTTCGGCGGCCCGGGCTGGTCCGCGCTGCTGGACGACATGGGCTTCGCTGCCTGAGCCCCCTGAGCAAGGCCCCCGACGCGCCAGCGATCCTGGTGGTCGGGGGCCTTAGCCATTCGTGGTGTACGATTCACTCATGGCTACCTACTGGCAGAAGGACGGCGGGCCCGTCAAGACGGCCCGCAGCAACCGGCAGGCCGTCGCCCTCAAGTGGGCCGGGTACCGCGAGGTCAAGGTCGAGGAGGCCCCTCCCGCGGCTGAGATCGTCGAGGCGGCGAAGGTCACGGATGGGACCATCGACAGCGGGGAGCCACGGCCCGACGTGATCCACGAGCACAACGGAGACGACGAGGACGACCTCGACGAGACGTCCCATGTCTACGAGCCGGGCCTGACCATCAACGACCAGGACGAGGACCGATGACCGACAACGTCACCCCCCTCCCGCAGAAGGTTCACCTCAACCTCGACACGCTCGAGCGTGAGAAGACCTACGAGACCTTCACGCCCGTCGTGAACGGCCGGGCGATCCGCATGACCGACCCGTCCGAGCTCGACTGGAAGGTGCTCCTCACCATCGAGGACCCCTCCCAGTTCCTCCGGCACGCCATCGCCGAGGAGGACAAGGAGTACCTGCGCAACCAGGACATCCCGGGCTGGAAGTTCGCGAAGCTCATCGAGGGCTACGTCAAGCACTACGGCCTGGACCAGCAGCAGGGGAAACCCAACGGGGTGCTCTGAGCACCCCGATCTACCCCGGCCGCCAGCGGCTGATCTACCTCCTCGGCAAGTTCGCCCGCGAACTCGAGGTCGACTTCGCGCGCCTCTACCCCCAGCACGCCCTGGGGGACCTGTGGCGTGCCCGCCGCTGGCGCCTCCTGCTGCTCCTGATCGACCACCTCCCGCAGGACACGTACTACCAGCAGGCCGCCTCCCTGGACCTCGAGCACGCCGAGATGATGCTGCGCGCCAGGTCCAAGGCGAAGGAGCAGGGCGAGAAGTGGGCCCCGCCGATGCACACCTGGACCCCCGAGGTCGATGCCCTGCACAAGGTGCTCGACGAACTGTCCATGCTCCGCTACACCCTGGTGGCCGTCAACTCCGAGAAGGGGAAGGCCGGTCAGCCGCCCAAGCCGCACCCGCGGCCACGCACCGCCATCGAGCGCGCCCGCATGCGGGCCAAGATGGCCGCCCACGAGGCGCTGGTCGCCCGGGTCCTCCCTCACAAGGCAAAGCGCTCCTCCTGATACCATGGTGACGCCGCGCATCGCTTGACAGCCGAGGGAGGATCGCATGCCTGAAGGCGTGTACTCGGCTGGGACGATCTTCTTGCAGGTCGTGCCGTCCTACCGGGGCCTGCAGGAGTCCATCCGGCAGAAGGTCGGCGAGGTCGACAAGGCCCTGTCCGCCGACATGGAGGACAACGCCCAGAAGACCGGCCGGGCCGTCGGCCGGGTGCTGGGCGAGGAGATCGCCAAGGGCGCCGAGCAGGGCGCGAAGAAGGCCTCCGACAAGTACGCCGGGGCTTTCCGCACCGGCATCCGCAACGCGGCCCGCGAGGCCCAGCGCGAACTGGATGCCCTGAACTTCGACAACGCGTCGGAGAACACCCTCAACGAGGTCGAGCGGATCAAGCGCGCCGTCCGCAGCATCTCCAAGGAGTCCATGTCGCCGGAGTTCGACGGCGGCCGGGCCCTGCGCGACATCGACCAGATCCGGCAGCGCGTCCGCGACATCGGCAAGGAACGCCCCATCGACGAGGCGTTCAACCTGTCCCGCGTCGAGCGCACCCTGTCCGGCTTCTCCAAGGCCGTCGACCGCGAGATCTCCAAGGCCTTCGACTCGGTCGATGAGGGGGTCAAGCGCTCCGAGAAGGCCATGTCGAAGTTCGCGCGCGACTCCCGCAGCAAGGTCCGCGGGGCCATCAAGGATCTCGCCGGGGATGACGTCTTCCGCGACGTCACCGAACGGCTCGAGGGCCTGAAGGACATCAACCTCGACGTCGAGGTCGACTCCCAGGGCGCCCTGCGCGAGCTCGCCGCCATCGCCGCCGCTGCTCGAGCCATCGGGGCCTCCTCCCCCAGCATCCGCGTCCAGACCAATGCTGCCTCCGCGGCCAGCCAACTCGCCGCCGCGGGGGCCGCGGGGGCCGCCGCGTCCCGTGCCGGCAGCCAGGCCGACAGCGCCGCGAACTCGTTCCGCGCGTTCAACGGGGTCCTGCTGACCGCCACTTCCCTCGGCCCCGCCCTCGTCCCCGTCCTCGGGGCGGTCGCCGGTGGCATCGCCGCCGTCGGTGTCGCCTCCTCCGGCGCCGCCATGGGCCTCGGTGTCATGCTGCTGGGGTTCTCCGGCATCAGCGATGCCGTCACCGGCCTGATGGATGTCGAGAAGAACGCCGCCAAGGACGCCCTGCAGACCGCCAGCACCATGCGAACCGCGTTCCAGGCCGTCGCCGACGCGGAGCGGTCCCTCTCGCGGGCCCGGGTCGACGCGGCGCAGGCGAACGAGGATGCCGCCCGCAACACCCGCCGGGTGGTCAGGGACGCCGCTGAGGCCCAGCGCGACGCAGCCCAGGAGACCCGCGAGGCCGTCCAGGATGCCGCCCAGGCGAACCGCGAGGCTGCCCAGCAGATCCAGGACGCGCAGCGCCAGGCCGCGCAGGCCAACGAGGACGCGGCCCGCCGTACGGCAGCCGCGCAGCGCGCCGCCTCCGAGGCCGTACGCGCCGCCCTGCAGCGCCAGGAGGACGCCGAGGACTCCCTGGCCGACGCCCAGCGCGACGCCCGGCAGGCCCAGGAAGACCTCCGCGAGGCCCGCCGCCTCGCGCAGCAGGATCTCGACGACATCCGCGACCGACAGCGCCAGAACGCGCTCGACGAGCGGCAGGCCGTCATCGACCTGTTCAACGCCACCGTCGCCGAGACTGCTATCCGGCAGGACCCCGGCTCCACGAACCTCGAGAAGGAACAGGCCGCGATCAACCTGGGCAACGCCCGGGAGCGGCTGCACGAGATCCGCGAGGAGGAGCGGGAGCTCGCCAGGCAGCGCCGTGAGGGCATCGAGGGCACCGACCGGGTGCAGACCGCGCAGGACGCCCTCACGCAGGCCCTGGAGCGTCAGCGTGACGCGCAGGAGGCTCTGGGGGAGGCGGCCCGGGAGGTCGACCAGGCCCGACTGGAGGGCGCGCGAGCGGTCAGCGAGGCCATCCGCGACCAGAACCGCATCGCCCGCGAGGGTGCCCGGCAGATCGCGCAGGCAGAGCAGGACGCCGCACGCACCCGGGCCGAGGGGATCGAGTCCGTCAGCGATGCCCGCCGCAACGAGGTGCAGGTCGCCCGCGACGGCGCTGAGGCCATCGCCGACGCCCGCCGCGCGCAGGCGCGCACCGAGGTCGACGGCGTCCAGTCCGTCCAGGACGCCCAGCGGGCCCTGCGCCGGGCTCAGCAGGACTACCAGGATGCGCTGAAGCAGACCGGCGAGATCGGCAGCACATCCATGGCGAACCTCGAGAACGCCATGTCGAAGCTCTCCCCGGCCGGGCGCCGCTTCGCGCGGTACCTGTTCCACCTCCGGGGGCTGTTCTACCAGATCCGGGCCGCAGCGCAGGAGGGGATGCTGCCCGGCGTCCAGAACGCCATGCAACTGATCATCGGCCGCTATGGCAGGCCGTTCACCCGCTTCGTCGGGCGCATGGCCGAGGTGGTCGGGGGCCTCTTCGAGAAGCTTGGCCGCCGGATGCTGCGGGGCTCGTTCGTCGACTTCTTCGGCATGCTCGAGCGGCTGGGTCCCCGCTTCCTGCGGCAGTTCGGCTGGGCGTTCATCAATTGGCTGGAGGCCTTCGCGGAGTGGGCCGTCATCATCGCGCCCTACTCCAAGCGCATGTCGGACAACCTGCTGGACCTGTCCCGCAACGCGCTCGCCTGGATCCAGTCCGCCCAGGGCACCGACTCCTGGCGTGGCTTCATGGACTACGTCTACCGCATCGGGCCCGCGGTCGCCGACTTCTTCTGGGCCCTGTGGGAAGCCGTCAAGAACCTCGCGAAGGCTCTCGCCCCTCTGGGAGAACTGGTTCTCGTCGGGGTGACGAAGTTCCTGCGCTTCCTCGGCCGCATGGACCCCGACCACCTCCGGCTGATCGTCATCTCCATCCTGGGCCTCGTGTTCGCCCTGCAGGCCACATTCGCCATCACCAGCGGCGTCGTCAGCGTCATGACCGCGATCAGCCTCATCGGTGCCGTCGCGTTCGGCTGGGTCGCGGCGGCCATCTTCGTCATCCTCGGCCTCGGTGTCGCCCTGGTCGCCCTGTACACGAAGAGCCGTACCGCGCGGAAGGTCATCGACCGCGTCTTCGACGGCATCGGGCGTGCCCTGCGTTTCCTGTGGGACCGGGTCATCAAGCCCTTCGCGCGCTACACCGCTTGGGTGTGGGGCCACATCTTCGGCGCCGCGGAGTGGGCCTGGAAGCACATCCTCAAGCCGACGTTCGAGGCCATCGCCAGGGTCATCCGCTGGATGTGGGAGAACTACTGGAAGCCCATCCTCAGCTTCATCATCGGACGCTGGCGTGCCGTCTCGAGCGCGTTCGTGTGGGTGTGGCGCAACATCCTGTGGCCCATCATCAAGGTCATCGGCAAGATCGTCTGGGAACTCTGGAAGCTCTACTTCCGGGTCGTGTTCGCCGCCATCCAGAACGGCTTCAAGGCCCTGGGCTGGGGACTGCGCTGGGTGTGGCGCAACGTCCTGAAGCCCCTGTTCGACGCGTTCATGGATGTCATCGGCGATGACCTGGTGCGCGCGTTCAAGGCCGGTGTCGACAAGGTCAAGGAGATCTGGAACGCGCTGAAGGAAGCCCTGAAGACGCCGGTACGGATCCTCATCGAGACCGTCATGAACAAGGGCATCATCGGCGGCTTCAACTGGCTCGCCAGCAAGGTCGGCATGGACAAGATCAAGCCGATCCCGCTGCCCAAGGGCTTCGCGACCGGCGGCATCTACCCTGGCTACACCCCGGGCCGAGACATCGGCATGATCCGCGTGTCCGGCGGCGAGGCCATCCTGCGTCCCGAGGCGACCCGCGTGCTGGGCAAGCGCTGGGTCGACCGCGTCAACTCCGCGGCCATCCATGGCGGGCAGGCCGGTGTCGAGCGTGTCCTGCACTTCCTCGGCGGCTTCGCCCGCGGCGGCGTCATCGGCAACTTCGGCCGCCGCGTCTGGCCCGTCCCCGGCCGCGACACCAGCACCTACCGCGGCCACGACGGCGTCGACATCAACCGCGGCTCCGGGTGGGACGACTTCGGCGACCCCATCCGCGCCGCCGCCGGGGGCCGGGTCTCCTACGTCGGCTCCGCTCGAGGCTACGGCAACGCCATCTTCATCCGCGGCCCCTACGGCGAGGTCGTCTACGGCCACACCTCCGCGCAGCGCGTCCGCGCCGGGCAGAGCGTCTGGGCCGGGGACCTCATCGGCCGCGTCGGCAACAGCGGCAACAGCAGCGCACCCCACCTCCACTTCGGGTTCCCCGGCGGCACGTTCGCGCAGGCCCTCGCGTTCCTCCGCGGGGCCCTCTTCCTCAAGGAAGGCGACGGGCGCAACTGGACGAACACCGTGGGGGACTTCCTCGCCGGGCTGGGTGCCAAGGTCAGGGACGCCCTCATGGCGCCGTTCGGCTGGCTGAAGGACCGCATCTCCGACGGCCTCGAGAACGTCACCGACAAGCTCGGCGACTCCTGGTTCAGCAAGGTGCTGGTCAAGTTCCCGCACAAGCTCATCGAGGGCGTCGCGGACTGGATCACCAACCAGACCGGCGACCTCGCGGAGCAGTCGACCGGCAACTTCAAGGGCCCCCTGCGCGCCCGCCGCGTCATCGCCCAGGCCCTCGACATCATGAACCTGCCGCTGTCACTGATGGGCACCGTGCTGGCCCGCATGAAGCAGGAGTCCGGCTTCAACCCGAACATCGTGAACCGCTGGGACTCCAACTGGGACGCCGGGCACCCCTCGGTCGGCCTCATGCAGGTCATCGGCCCCACCTATGACGCGTACAAGCACCCGAAGTACGACGTGGGGCCCTACAAGTACGGCACCTCGGTCAACCCGCTGGCCAACGTGTTGGCGTCGATGCGATACGCGCTGCGCACATACGGTTCACTGCCGGCGGCATACAACCGCGCCGGTGGGTACGCCGAGGGCGGTGTCGTCGAGGGCGGCGACGCGGTGCCCGAGAACGGCACGATGATGATGTACGACAACGGTGGCTACCTGCCGCCCGGCTTCACCACCGTCCTGAACCTCACCGGCGGCCCCGAGCCCGTCTTCACCGGTGACCAGTGGCAGGCGATGCGCAACGGCGCCATGGCCGGTGCCGGGGTACACTACGAGCCGCACTTCAACGGGTCCGACCTGACCGCGGGCGATGTCGCCGAAGACCTCCTGTTCGCGATCACCCGGATGCAGCGAGGCGGCGTCTACACGGGAACGAGAGGCTGACATGGCTACGGTCAACGACTATGGCTTCGAGCTCTCCGATGTCCCCTTCGGCATCGGGCAGGACGTCACCGTCGAGAACGAGGGCTTCGACCCGGGCGCCGCGGAATGGATCGTCCAGGACACCGAGGACTCCCGCGACGGCCACACCCGCTTCGGCCGCGACAAGCTCGGCGGGCCGACCTGGACCTGGGTCCTGTCGACCGACAAGGAGACCCCGGAGGAGGCGCTGGCCGCCGCCGGGCGCCTCGCCGCGGCCTGGCGGGCCGAGGAGATCCGCGACGACCCCGGCGCCACCCTGCGCCTGCGGTACCGCGTCGGCGGACGCACCCGCTGCGTCTTCGGCCGCCCCCGCCGGTGGGCGGCACCCCCGTCGAACCGGATCCTCACCGGGTACATCCCCATCACCGCCGACTTCAAGTGCGTCGACCACCTCCACTACGACGACGCGCAGGACGAGGTGCTGATCTCGGTGTCCCCGACCAGCGCCGGTGGCTTCGTGCTGCCCCAGGCGCCGCCGCTGACGTCGCTGCCGTCGGGTGACCGCGAGGGCATGATCAACGTCGGCGGGGACCAACTCACCGCCCCCATCATCCGCATCGACGGGCCCATCGTGAACCCCTGGGTCCAGGGCCTGGACTGGCGGATCGACCTGGACCTGTCGCTGACCGCCGGTCAGTGGGTCGAGGTCGACGCGCGGCCCTGGCGGGCCACCGTCCTGCGGAATGGTGCTACCAACGCCTCGGAGGCTCTGGGGCGACGGCAGTGGCTGCACCAGGTGCGCCTCACACCCGGCAACCAGGAGATCCGATTCGGCGGGTCGGGTTCGGCCGGAACGTCCACCTGTCGTGTAACCTGGAGGAACGCATGGTCGTACCTGTGACGGAGGAATCGTGACCTGGCTGAACCCCTACGCGGTCGACGGCGCCACGCTGTCCTCCCAACTCCTGCGCATCGTCGCCTTCCATGCGGTCGGCGGCGACGAAGGCATCGCCGAGAAGGGCGACCTGAAGGTCACCGCCAGCGGAACCCCCGACGGCAACGTGCATGTCGCGGCCGGTGGCGCCCTTATCCGCAACCGCTACAACGGCGGCAGCGGACAGTCCTACGCCGCCTACAACCAGGGCGAGGACGTCGCCGCGGTCCCCGCCACCACAGCGGGCGGCGGGCGCACCGACCTCGTCGTCGCGCGCATCGTCGACCCGCAGTACGACGCGGAACAGCCCGCACCCGGAGCCGAGGACACCTTCTCCTACGTGCGGACCCATGTCATCACCGGCGTGCCCGCCGGGACCACCAGCGCCGCTGCCCTCAACCTCGGTTACCCGGCCATCGCGCTGGCCCGCATCACCCGCGGCGCCTCCACCGGCATCGTCACCAGCGCCCAGATCACCGACCTGCGCAAGCTCGCCCGGCCCCGCGACCAGGAGTTCATCACCCACCTCCCGACGAACCAGGCCGGGGACAACCTGAACGCCGCCCTCGACACCTACGAGAGGTTCCCCGACCAGGCCCTGTACACCGTCGCCGTCCCCGACTGGGCCGTCACCGCCCAGGTCACCGGTTTCGTCGAGGGCCTGCGGAAGACCGCCGCCGGGACCGCGAAGTTCCGCATCACCCTGCAGGAGACCGGCGACTCGAGCGAGATCACCGAGGTCAACGAGCCCGCCCCCGGCGGCGCCTCTGACCGCCTCACCGTCAACCTCGGCGGCAAGATCAACATCCCCGCCAGCGTGCGCGGCACCAACGCCACGTTCGTCGTCCAGGCCGCCCGCACCGGCTCCACCGGCCCCGGCGTCTTCGCCGTCGACAACTACACGAGCACCCAGATCAGGCTGCTGTTCCAGGAACTGCCCACCTGATGGCCACCACGTCACCGTACACGGCGGTCCATCCCGTCTATCGGCGACGGGACCAGGGCTGGCGGTACATCGCGAAGCGCCTGCATGGCGACGGCACAGACACGACGCTCTCGTGGGACGTGCCGCTGCGCGGCGTCGCCATCACCGACACCCTGTCGGGGCCGCTGGGGCTCACCGGAACCCTGGAGCCTGAAATCCGCCGGATGAAGGACTCCGCCGGCAATCCCCTCTTCAAGCCATGGTCGACCGCCATCTTCGCGGAGAACGAGGGCACCATCCGTGGTGGGGGGATCCTCGTGCCGTCGACCTACTCGGGTCCCACCTGGAACATCGAGTGCGTCGGCTTCACCAGCATCCTCGCCGACCAGCCCTACACCGACTCCTGGTTCGGCGTGGAGATCGACCCCCTCGACGTTGTACGCCAGATCTGGAACCACTGGCAGTCCAAGCCCAACGGCAACCTCGGGCTCCAGGTGTCCGGCCTGAAGACCGGCCTCAAGATCGGCGTCGAACTGGAGCAGGGCGAGTTTGACACGGAGAACGGGCCGCTGGTGTTCGAGTCCGGCCCCGTCAAGCTCAACTGGTACGAGACCCATGACCTCGGCGGCGTCATCGACAGCCTTGCCGCGGACACCCCGTTCGACTACCACGAGTACCACCAGTGGTCCGGTGACGAGATCACCCATCACCTCGAGTTCGGCTACCCGCGCCTCGGCAAGCGCCGCCGGGACCTGCGGTTCGTGATCGGCGAGAACATCAACGTGCTCCCCGAGGTCGCCGAGGACGTCGACCAGTGGGCCGACACCGTGCTCGCCCTCGGTGCCGGTGAGGGCGCGGCGATGAAGCATGCCCTCGTCGCCGACCCGAAGTCCGACCAACTGCGTCGGGTCGCCGTCGTCGAGGACAAGCGCGCCAACAGCGAGGCGAAGGTGATGCGCCTCGCGCACCGGCACCTGTCCCGCTACAAGGGCCTCGACGACATCACCGAGGTCGTCGTCAGCGACCACCCGCATGCGCGGCTGGGGTCCTGGGAGATCGGCGACGAGATCCTGGTGCAGGGCGAGACCGGCTGGAAGGACATCGAGATCTGGTGTCGCGTGGTGGCGTCTACAATGTCACCTGATGACTCGGACAGCGCGGTGCTCACTCTGCTGCGCCAGGGCAAGGAGGCTGCGTGAACGCCATCGCCGACCGGCGCCTCCGCGAGCTCGCGCGCCGCGTGGCGAACCTCGAGAAGACCCAGCGCATCCGCACTCCGCAACTCACCCACTCCTCGCTCGAGGATGGGGCGCTGCTGGAGAACGACCGCGACGGCAACCTCGTCCAGGTCATCGGCAAGCAGTTCGACGGAACCCACCTGGCGGCCTCCGTCGGTGGCCCCAACCCGCCGCAGGTCACCGCGCCCACCGTCACCCCGAAGCCCGGCGGTGTCGTCGTCAAGTGGGACGGCCTGTGGGAGAACGACAGTGCCGGCAACCCCGTCGTCGCCCCCATGGACTGGCTGCGCACCGATGTGTCCCTGTCGACCGATGTCGCGTTCGACCCCATCGCCACGCCGCCCACCGCCAGCATCGTCGCGGCCCGCGGCGGCGAGGTGTTCCTGGCCCTTCCCGCCGTCGAGCACCACTTCGCCCTCGTCGCGCGCTCCCTGTCCGGCAAGGCAGGCACCCCCTCGACGAAGGTGGCCGCCACCCCGCAGGCCCCGACGACCGGCGCCGGGGGCGTCAAGACGTACTACAGCGACACCGCGCCCATCGGCCTGACGACCGCCGATGAGGGGTCGATCTGGTACGACACCGCCAGCGGAAACCGGGAGAACCGCTGGAACGGCGACGACTGGCAGCCCATCATCATCGGCGGTCAGGCGCTGTCCGCCAGCGCCATCGACGGGTTCGTCATCACCGGCGCCACTATCCGCACCGCCGCCGGTGGTCGGCGCATCGAGCAGGACTCCCTCAACGGCTTCCGCGTCATCGCCGCCACCGGAGAGCTCCTCGTCCACTTCCCCACCGCGGAGGGCTCCGAGAACCGCTTCGAGGGCGACATCATCGCCCGCGGCATCACCGCCTACGGCAACGTGCAGATCCGCGGCACCACCAACGAGATCTCGGCCTCGTCCTCCATCACCATGCAGGCCGGTGTCACCCCGCCATCCTCGCCGCCCCTGGTGACCTCCGGCGTCTATGGTCTGCAGCGCTCGAGCGGCCTCGCCGGTCTCGACCCGCAGGCCCTCGCCGCGCCCGGGGTGCAGAACGCGGAGTTCGTCGGCCTGTGCTACATGGGCGGCGGGTACTACTTCGCCATCGTCGGCAACAAGCTTGGCACCCGCACCCCCACCACACAGCCGTACCGGTTCTACCGGATCAACAAGAACACCGGTGCCTACAACCTGCTCTGGACTACCGGTTCCGACATGGTCCTGTCGTACGGTATCACCAGCGTTTGCCAGATCGGCGTCGCCGCTGGGACCCCGCGCTTCGTCATCGGGTCCCGCGAGGGCTTCAACGCGCAGGGCACCCAGGTCGGCACCACCTTCCGCGTCTACTCGTACGACCCGGCGACCATGGCCATCAGCTTCCTCACCCTGTGGGAACTGGGCCAGTCCGGCTGCGTCGCGTTCGCCGACCCCAACGGCACGACCCCCGACTGGTCGGTGCTGGTCGCGAACCGCAACACCGACACCGGCATGGTGCAACTCACCCCTCGCGACGGGCGCGACGGGTCCAGCCAGGGCGCCACCTTCCAGACCGTCGTGCCCTACCAGATCGCCGAACCGGATGGCGGCGCATCGGCGGGCAAGCAGACTGTGCAGTGCGGCATCTCCGGGAACTTCGACTACGGCGCCCCGCGGATCATCCTATGCCGTCAGGACGACGACGGGCAGGAGAGCAAGAACTCCGTCCTCAACCGCGACGGCACCGCCGCCCTCGCGCCCGACGGTGTCAGCGCGGAGTACTTCTACTCGTGGCGTCCCCGCACCGTCCACTGGGCCTCCGATGACCCTGACGGGGCCCGGTTCTGGACCATCGAGCGGGACCCCGGCACCGACCCCGCCCAGTGGCGCCAGCATGGCATCAACCGGTACTTCGAGTACGTGCGCGCCAAGTACTCGTGGGCCGACCACGACGCGGGCGGCACCGGGCAGCACGAGTCGGGGCTGTCGGCGGCCTCGACGACGTCCTACCACTCGCTGTACCCGCGCGGCGCCGTGCTGGTCGACGTGCCCAAGCCGAACGACCTGGGCGGGGTCGATGACCCGAACGGCGTCATCCTGTACCTGCAGCGCGCCACGAAGGCCGAGGTGGATGCCGGGGGCGGCAACATCTCCACCGTGCTGAACGGCAAGTCGTACCTCAAGGCGGGCGCCGTCGACCTGACGGGCATGACCGCCTCCACCGCCACCCTGTGGTGGCAGGGGGCCGCGCCGTCCGGCGCCTACCCGACGTACGCCCCGTTCCCCAACTCGGTCGCCGCGGAGTTCAAGTCCGCTACCGGCGGGTTCATCGTACGCGGCGACGGCAGTGGCGCCTGGCCTGCCCTGACTGACGCGCAGCGGGCCATTTCCGACGCGCGCTACCTGCGTGTCGACGACAACGCGGCCACGAAGCTCCTGAAGGCCGAGGGGCCCGCCACCGGCCGCTCGAGCGTCAACATCACCCAGGACGACGTCGCCGCCCGGCACTACGTCACCGGCACCGGCACCCCCGGTGACAACAGCAGTTCCTGGCTGCAGATGAACGACCTGCAGGCCGAGATCGCCGGGGTCAACGCGGCGAACAACTACGTGTCCCGGTTCCGTGCCCAGGTCGATGGCGGTGTCCAGGTGTTCGGCAACTGGGTCGACCGCACCGACCAGTCCTGGGCCGGTGTGTTCTCCGGCACCGTCACGTTCCTGAAGATCGGCAACCTGGTGTTCGTCTTCGGCGCCATCGACAGGGCCACCAACTTCAACGCGACCTATGTTGACACCGGCATCGTCGCCCCCGTCGGATACCGGCCACCCGCGCAGGTCCAGTTCACCCCCGGCGCGTTCGTGAACACCTCCGGGTCCGGCTCCACCGGCCAGTACCAGTTCCGCGTCATCTCCACCGGGGAACTGCAGTGCCGCCAGGCGGCGGCGAGCACCCAGACGATGGGTGTCTACGGGATGTACATCGTCGCCTAGAGCACGCTTAGGACGGTGTTCAGGTCGGCGGTGACTGCCGCGGTCTCCGCGTCCCGGGCGGTGGCATGCTTCACCTGGACGGCCTGGATCTCCTGGGTCAGCACGAAGAGCTTGATCTGCTGCCGCAGCCAGGCCCGGTAGTTCTCCTGGGCGGTTCCCGGCCCGTAGTTGGCGTACGCGGCCTGGATACGCTGAGCGACCGTCGGGTCGACGTCGAAGGTGGGCAGCATGACCATGGGTAGTATCCTACCCGGATCCTTGGCCCGCCGCGGGTCACCCGGCGTGATGGTCACAGCGGACATCTTACTCGCCCGTGTCGTGTAGGGTTGGTGACGACACACTGCCGACCAAAGGGACCGCCATGATGCCAGCCGTCAGACATCCCATGGACCCCCGGGCCGTCTTCGTCCTCGGTCTGTGCCTCGTCACCGGTGTGCCCCTGCTGTTCGGCGCCTCCCCGGAGGACATGGACCGCCTGCTGCCGACCTGGGCCGTGCTGGTCTGGGCCCTCAGCCTGTCCGTCGGCGCCGGGGTCACCCTGTGGGGGATGACCCTGCGATCCCTCAACGGGGTGGTGCTCGAGCAGATCGGGTCGGTCGCCGTCGGGGCGGCCACCATCTTCTGGTCCGTCGTCGTGATCATGACCGTCGGCTTCGCCGGCATACCATCAGCGGCCATCGTCCTCGGCTGGGGCGCGGCGAACTTCCTGCGCTGGGGACAACTCCAGGCCATCATCGCGAAGGCCAAGCGCGAAGGCGACAAGTTGGGAGATGCCCAGTGACCACAGACACCATCCTGGCCGTGCTGGGCGTCGGCGGCCTGTCGACCATCGCCGCAGCGATCATCTCCGCGCTCATGAGCAAGCGCAAGCTCGGGGCCGAGGCGACAAACCTGATCACCCAGGCCGCCTCCGGCGTAGTGGACCGCATCGAGAAGGAACTGGAGCGCAGCATCAAGCAGCGCGAGGGCATCGAGAAGGAACTGAAGCGCAGCATCGAGCAGCGCGAGGCGCTGCAGGCTCAGGTGATCGACCTGGAGACCACCATCGAGCGCAAGGCCGAGGAGTGGGACGCCGAACTGCGCGCCAAGGAGATCGTCTGGCAGCGCGTGGAGGCCGACTGGCGCGAGGTTCTGCAGGTCCACGCGGCCTGGGACTACGCCGCCCTCGTCGCCCTGGAGCGCCACGACATCGACCACGGGCTCGAGACACCGCCCCCGCTGTATCCGCCGCCTGGCCACCAGCACAGGGACCAGTGACGCTATCCTGGTCTCCATGAGTACCGAAGACCGCGTGATCAGGACCCTGCGCAACGCCGGGTTCACTGTGCTGACCAGAAAGCAGTGGGGCTCCAAGTTCCTCGCTGGCTACCAGACGCGCCGCGTGACCAGGCGCTTCGTCGGACCCGCCGACTACGCTTTCGCCCACATCTCCGTCACCGTCGCCGGAAACGACCCGAAGGCCGCGGCCCGCACCATCGAGCAGATCGGCCTGGAGCGCTTCGGCACCGGCTGGTCCTACAACTGGGGCCTGCATCTGCCCAGCAAGACGATCCTCGTCGGGCAGCCGATGGACGCCGCCGGGGCCCACACCCTGAACGACAAGAACGTCGCCGGGTTCCCCGAGAACCTGAACTACTGGGGCCACGCCATCGCCTGGATCGGCAACGTCGGCGACCAGTGGACCCAGTGGGCCGAGAACGCCGCCGCCGCCATCCTGGCCGCGGAGAGGAGGCACGGCGCCATGAAGCGCCCCCAGCAGATGTTCCCGCACAGCAAGTTCGCCTGGAAGGACTGCCCCACCGACCCCTACCGGAACGCCATCCCGCGGATCGTGGAGAAGTCCCGCAGCATCCACCTGGGGCTCACCCAGGACGAGCAGGCGCAGCGCGAGCAGGAGCGCGCGGAGCGCCGCCGGGAGCGGAAGCGTGTGCGGCGCCAGGAGCGCCGGGAGGCCGAGCTCTTCCGGCTGCGCCAGGCCGCCAAGGGCGGCGAGGGGGTCACCCGCGTGGAGGAGGCGAGGGCCGACCTCGAGCTCGCCCGCCGCACGGCGAAGCGCAAGGACAAGGTCGACCTTGCCCAGCGGATCCAGCGAGCGCTGGATGCTCTCAAACCATCGAAGTGAGGTACGCATGAACAACCTGAAGGCCTACCTGGCCGCCCTCGCGGCCGGTCTGTCGGTCATGCTGGGCGACCTGCGCGGCGCCGACGACGCGCTGACCCTGAAGGACTGGGTCATCGTCGTCCTGGCGGCGGCGGTCGCGGGGGTCGGGGCCTACCTGATCCCGCCGACCAGCAACCCGCGCCTGCGGACCCCGAAGGTCCGGCGACGCGCCTGAAGTTCCTCCCGACAAGGAACGGCGAGAGCCCCCGGCAGCGTGGCCGGGGGCTCCGTCGTGTGCGGTACCCTTGCCTGGTACGTCGTGCCGGTGCGAGGAGGTGTCCGTATCTCCCTGGAGCCCCGCCCGGCTGCGCGTCCGGCGGGGCTCCAGCGGCTCCAGGAGCCTCTCAGAACTGCCAGGCCGGGTCCTGCGTCCAGTCAGCCTCTGCTGGCTCGTCCTGTGGCGATTCTGGGGCGCGTGGGAGGGCTCTGATCTGGATGCCGCGGCGCTGAACCTCGGGTAGCCCGGCCGGACGCGGCTCACCGGCCCTCATGCGCCGCAGGGGCGGCTTCTCCAGGTACTCCACGATCCGCCTGGCCATGTCCAGGCTCGTGATGTTGCCCAGGATCGCGTGGTTGCAGCCGCGGTCGTTGTCGGCGCACAGCAGCCCGCGCACCTCGCCGGTGTCGTGGTCGTGGTCGACGGCCAGCCGACGCGTCCTCGGCACTCGGCGGCAGATGTAACACCGACCACCCTGCCACTGCAGCAGGCTGTCATAGACGTCGGGCTCGATGCCGTACTCGCGCCGGATGTGGGCCGCATGCGCGGCGCGGCTCGAGCAGGCCTTGCACCGGCTCCCGGAGCAGTAGAACAGCGGGACGAAGCTCTGGCACCCCGCGCACCAGCGCTCCCCGGGCGGCCACTCCTCCTGCCGTACCCGGGCCAGGTGGACCGTCCCGGCCTCGGCCAGCCGGGCATCGGCCTTGGCGATCTGCCATGCGATGGGCTGGGACAGCGCGAAGTGCCAGAAGCAGCGCTGCTTGCCGCCCCACTTCGGGTAGTCGCAGCCAGGCTCCCGGCAGGGCTTAGGCGTCTTCGCGGTCACGAGTGTCGATGTCCTCGATCCAGGCCACCGCGACGGCGATGGACTCGACGAGTTCCTTGCGGAGGTCGGCCGTCGACCCGGCCGCGGCGGCCTCGAAGACCTCCTCCAGCCAGATGTCGATCCACACGCCGTCGGCGCCGCGCGCCGCGCGGGCGTCGTTGATCCGCTTGTAGATCTTCTCCTGGTTGGCGAAGTTCTGTCGCCGTCGCCGGTTCGTCGTGGGCAGCGAGTCCGGGGCGTCGATGTCGGGGTGCCGCTGCGGGCCCCACTTCGCGTCCTGCCGGGCGCGCTCGCGGACGACGTCGGCGAGGATGGCGTCGCGGCTGGCACGGCGACGGGCCTTGTCGAGGGCGACGTCGAAGTCGTCGGTGACGGCGATGGCATGGTACTGGGCTGGGCTCTGGGTCATGGTTGCCTCATCTCTGTCTGCGGGATGACGAAAGCCCCGCCGCCTTGGTCCTCCCCAGGACAGTGGCGACGGGGCCCTCGCGTTCAGGGAGCCGTCAGAACGGCGGCTCGTCGTTGGCCGCGGGCTGGCTGGCAGGGGCCGACTGAGGCGCCGCCCCCGTGCTCGAGCCACCGACGGCCCACGGGTCCTGGCCACCCTGGTCGCCCTGGAAGAAGTCCTCCTCCGGGGTCGGCGGGGTGTACCTGGCCTCGTAGATGGGCAGAGGGTTCGCCTTGCCCTGGTCCTGCTCGCCGGTCTGCTTCACCGCGAGGGTGCCGCCGGTCTCGAGCTTCTTCACGCCGGCAGCCTGCAGGGCCGCGCCGACGGCGTTGCGCATCTGGTACTTCACGTAGATCCGACGCTTCCCGTCGTCCTCGGACGGGGCCAGCGGCTGCTGGGTGTCCTTGTCCTTCGGGATGCTCTTCGGGGCCACGCCCTGCCAGTTGCGCAGGTCCGTCTGCAGGGTGACGTTGAGTTGCGGGATCGGCGAGCCGTCCGCGTACGTCTTCGGCTCGCGGGAGCCGGGCTCCGTCACGAACGTGGCGTACTGGTCGACGACCGTGCCCTTGACTCCGGTGTTCACCCCGTTGAACTTGAACGACGGGGCGCCCTTCTGGCCGACTCCGTCGAAGAAGTCGTCCACCGAGGGGGTGTTGGTCTGGGTCATGCAGGCCTCCTATGCCTGTTGTCCCGGCCCTCCGTTGGCCGGGTACAGAGAGAACGTTACTCGGTCGTTAGCGACGACGCAAGTCAGACGCGCCGACCGTCGGTCAGCAGGTTCTGCTCGACGCCAGCGAGCAGAAGGCGCACCTTGTCGTCGTCCCAGGTCGCCGCGTACTGGTAGAAGTCTTCGCCGTCGAACTTGATCTCCCAGCGGTCGGGGACGAGGTCGCGGCGCAGCACAGCCCGGCGCCCGGTGATCGCCCCGAAGGCCTCGACCCGGTCGCCCTGGCGGAACTCGTCGTCCTTGCGGAAGTCGCTGGGCCGCGGCAGATCGCCGCCGTTGTCGCAGGGCGTCTCGCTGTCCTTGCGGTCCAGGGACTCCTGCAGCGCCTCGCGGAACTTGGTGTTGATCGAGCGCAGCGCCTCGCGCAGCCTGTTCGTGGTCTCCTCGCTGACCACCGGCTGGGGCGGGTTGACGACGAAGTGCGCCAGGGGGCCGAGGGTCGCACCCTCCCCGAGAGCGGCGGCGACGTCGGTGTCGTACCAGTAGGCCAGCGGGGTGCCTTCGCCGTCGTCCGACTCCTGCTCCTGGTCCTGGCGGATCCGGTCCCGGCGCAGCAGGCGAGCCTCCCGGGCAGCGGTCGCGGGCTCGAGGCCCTGCTCCAGGTTGTCCAGGGACGCGATGTAGCCGAGGTCGTCCAGCGTGAGGGGAAGCTCACCGGCCTGGATGCGTTCGACGGTGGTCAGGAACGCCATGATGTTCCATGCCGCGGCGGCCGGGTGGTCCTCGTCGACCTCGAGCCGCAGGATGCGGTTGATGTGGCGCTTCGCGGAGTCGAGGTACCGCGACAGCGGCTGGCCCAACTCCCAGTTCCGGTCGCCGTACTTGACTGCGCCGTTCTGCAGATGGACCGCGAGGCGGTCCTCGAACTCCGGGGAGATCAGGTCGAAGCGACCCTTCCCCACGTTCGTGTCGCGGCGGCTGCCGGTGTCCCAGGTCTGCCGCTGCCCGGAGTCCTTCACGCTGTCGAACTTGGTCATGCTCCTCCTCCTACTTCGGCCAGGAAATGCTCCAGGCCCTTGTCGACGACGACGGGCAGGAGGTTGAAGAACTCCGCGGCCTCGTCGTGCAGGTTGTGTGCGTCGGTGACGGTCAGGTCCGCGGCGATCCGGCCGCGCTCGACGTGGATCTTCACCGTACCCTGTCCGTCGCTGTCGACCGTCACGGCGAACGGCGAGCCGTGGTCGACGCCGCCCTCGATCTCGCCGCTCATCGGACAGCCCCCGCCCGCAGCACGCGCCTCGCGAACTCGTCGAGACCGGACACCCTGCGGCGGTGGTCGGGGGGCTGGTTCCAGGGCCGGTCGACGAGGTAGGCGTTGACGCCTGCCTCCTCGACCTTGTCGTAGTTGCGGATGTGGTCGTCGATGAACACATCGAGCGCCAGGTCGACCGCGGCCTCGCCCTTGTCCTGGGTGAAGGTCAGCGAGTCGTAGGCGATGCCCAGGATGTCGAGCCAGATCTTCGTGTGCTCGCGGATCAGGTCGCCCTGCTGGAAGAAGCCCCGGGCGGTGACGAAGTGGATGCCGTGGCCACCCAGCCACAGCGCCCGGAGGGCGTCGAGCGCGCCGGGGCAGGCGCCCATCTCGAGCAGGTAGCCGTCGAGGAGGGCCTGGTTCAGGACGTCGTACCACTCCTGGTCGGTGCAGCCGTACTCCTCGTACGGGCGCCATGTCTTCGGGGTGACGCCGTTGGTGATGCCAGCCTGCACGCAGCGCGCGTGGCTGTCGTCGTACCACTGGGCGACGACGTCGTCGATGTCGATGCCGACCTCGAACTTCCGCACCTGGCGGGGCGGGTCGGCCAGTACCTCGGTCACGGTCATGCTACCTCTTCTCGGTCAGGTAGGCCTTGCGGGCCTTCGCGATCTGGGTGTGCTCGTCAGTCCAGAGTGCCCTGTGATCCTGCCACAGTTGCTCAAGGCGCTCCGGGGTGGTCGCGCGTGCCAGGTGGTCGGCGATGATGCCGCGCACCTCGCGCGCGTCCTTCAGCATGCGCTGCGTCGCGTCCGCGGACAGGTCCCGGTCCTCGACGTAGTCGCGGGCGGCGGCGGCGACCTTGGCGCCCTGCCAGCCCTTCTCGATGTCGATCTCGACGAACCGGGTCCGGCCGCCCTTGATCATCGCGGCGATGGCGACGTCTTGCCGGACCCCTCCGACGCCTGGACCTAGTTGCGGGTCGAGGTCGTCGAGAGGCATGCGCTCGTGGGTCCTCGGGTTGTACACGTCGGCGTGGGCGTACACGGAGAACTGCACCCCGAACTCGTGCGGCTGCTCGTTGCCCGTCTTCTTGTCGAGGATGACGACACCGAGGCGGGGGAAGCGCACCAGGTGGTCGAAGGTGCCGGCAGACTGCACCTCGTCACAGGCGGTGAACACCTCGGTCTGCAGGATCTCGCCCCCCGCATCGACGATGGCCTGCTTGAACCCGACGACGTCGGGGCGCAGGCTTTCGGGGACGGGCTCGCGGTTCCCGGGCTCCGTGGCCGCATGGATGGCGGTGCCGCGGTCGGCTTTCTGGCTGATCTTGGCCCGGTCCAGGGCCCGCGCGATGATCGCATCCAGGCGCCTCCCGGAGGCCGACTTGTCGGAGCGCACGGGCTCATCGGAGCCGGTGTAGTACGTCTCGACGGCGGCGAGCTCTGCGAGGTCGGGGTTCTGGCCCATCGCCTTGCACAGGTAGCGCATCTCCCAGCGATGCACGTACCGGTGGTCGCTGATGTAGTCCGCCAGCGAGGAGGCCCGGGTGTACGGCACCAGCGGGGCGCCCTCGGGAGCCCCGGCTGGGCGTATCTTCGGCAGGCCTCCGACGCGCTCGACCTCGTCATCGGGGTCGAGGTTGGCGAAGAACTCAGCGGCGGTGGGGACGGTCACGAAGCGCCTCCTCGGCGATGGTCAACGGCACGTTGAACAGATCGTATGCCAGAGCACCGACGGCCCGTATGACGAAGATGCCGTCGGCGAGTCGCCGCCTCAGCATGGTGCGCCCAGCCACTGCGCCACCTGGAGAACGATACCCACCGTCGTGGCGCCGAGAAGGAAGGCGAAGGGGGCGCTCATCAGCCGCACCTGACGCCGAGGACCCACAGCAGCACGATGATGGCCAGGCCGACCCAGAGGGGCGCCGTGTCGGGGATGCGGGGGCCCATCAGAACGGCACCGACTCGCCGGGCTCGTGCTTCTTGACCCAGGGCAGCCGGAGGTGGGTGGCGCGGCGGCGGATCGACGCACCCGCGTAGCCCGGTTCGAGCAGGCCGGACCAGGCGAACGCCTGCAGCAGCGCCTCGTACTCGTCCCACCAGAGGATGGTGTCGATGTACAGGTGGCCGTGGCCGGGCGTGGAGGACGGGACCCAGGTGGCGTAGTCGGGCGTCTCGAACACCAGACCGCGCGGGGTCAGGGAGAACTGGCTGCCGACGCCCAGCACGTAGAGAGCATGAATCAGCGGGTGGAGGTCGATGCCGTCCCAGACGCCGCCCTGGACGAAGTCGAGACCGATGACGGTCGTGCCGCCGCCGCTGACCACCTGGCATGAGAAGTCCAGGTCCAAGGCGATGGTGTGCTGCCCGGTGCGCTGGACCGGCGGGTAGTCGTCGTCGATGACGACCAGGGCGCTGGAGAACGTGTTCGCGCCGCCGTCGAGGCCGACATGCACGTTGCGGGCGTTGGCCGCGCCGTCCTTCAGATCCTCGGTCTCTTCGTCGTCAAGCTCGTACGGGTCGTTCCCGAAGTTGACGACATGCAGCGCATGGTCGTACTGCGACAGGCTGTCCAGGATGGCCTGGCGCTCGCGCTCCTCGGGGGTGGGCTCGAAGATGCTCAACGGGTCGAAGATGCTCATCAGGGTCATCCCTTCAGTAGGCGGTCGATGCGGTCGCGCACGTCGCTTGCGTGCTCGCGTACGCGGATGTGGTTGGTCACGCCGTCGAGGTAGACGGCGCACTCGCCTTCGTGGTTGCCCTCACGCACGATGGCGACGATCTTGTCGGCCCGCAGGGTGATGCTGCCACCACCGGGGCGCTTCACGATGATCCAGGGGGTGCTCATCGGAACTTCGCCTCCCCGGCGCCCTTGATGCGGATGTCGTAGCCGTCGGCCTCGGACAACGAGAAGGGGTTCTCGTCCTCCTCGCGGTGGGGCTGGATCTCCACCTCGATGCGGGCGGCGTCGTCGCGCGGCGTGAAGTGGACGGCATGCACATCGCCGTCGTCGTACGTCGCCAGCAGGGTCAGGCCGGTCATGCGGGGCTGCTCGCCCTCGGTGAACTCGACGACCTGCGGCTCACGCTTGCGCGAGCCGTGGCGCTTGTCGGTGATGCGGACCTGGTCGGCGCTCATGCTGGTACCTCGTATCTCATGACGACGGTGTCGGGTTCGAGGTGCGGGTCACCGACGAGGGGCAACCCGAAGATGCTGGCCCGGCCGTCGTAGCCCGCGCCGGACTCGCGCAGGAGGTTGGCCCAGATGTCCATGGAGACATGGACGGTGAACTCGGCCGGGTCAACGGCGATGCGCATCAGTTCTGTGCGCTGCTTGAACACCCGGTCGCAGACCGCGCGGGTGGCGGTGCCCTCCACCGAGGCGAGCCAGTGCGGCGGGAGGTGCATGGTCACTGGACGACCTCCCCGTCCTCGATGCGGACCCCGACGCCGTCGCCGTCAGAGACGCGCTCGACCCAGACCTGGAAGTCCTGGTCGGTCGCCATCCGCTCGATGAGGGCCAGGTTGTCGCTGTCCAGCAGCGACCCGTCGGTGATGCGGATGACCCGGATGTTCGGGTTCAGGGCCATCGCCATGGCGACGCTGACGCGCAGCCTCTCGGCCGCGGAGGCCTGCTTGAAGGGGATGCCGTTGTACAGCACGCCCTCCTCGTCGAACGACAGGCCCTCGACCGGCAAGTGCAGGTTGGCCAGGGTGTCGTCGCGAGCCTTGTCGAGGTCGCTGATCTTCGCAGTGAGGGCGGCCGACTGGCGCTGCGCGGCCAGCAACTCGTCTTCGAGCTCCAGCCAGGTGCGCTTCGCGCGGACGGCCTTGTTGACCTCGTCGGCGCTGCGCATCCGGGCGGTCAGGTCATCGAGGTCGACAGCCGGGGGCAGGGCCTTGCCCTCCTGCACGATGGCGGCGTTCCGGTTCTGCAGGCGCTGGATCTCGGCCTGGTTCCGGTTGTACTCGTCCAGTAGCGAGTTGCGGCGCTGCGCGACGGCGTTGGCCTGGGTGATCTGCTGCGCCAGGTCGGCGACGTCGATCTCCTCGTCGGGCGTGCCATCGGGGACCGCGGTGATGCTGTCGAGTGCGCCCTTGGCGCGCTTGGCTTCCCGGTTCAGGTCGGTGCGCGCGTCGTAGGTCGCCTTGCGCTCCTCGGCGATGCGCTGCAGTTCCGCGGCGTCCTCGGGCACGAGGTCGATCAGCGTCTGGCGCTGCTTGCGCGGATCCATGGTGGCGAACGCCAGCGGGTCGAACGAGAGGGACCCGATAAGGTCGTCCAGCATGCGCTGCGGGGAGGGGAACTTGGCTCCCCCGGCCGCGGTGACCTCGAGACTGGTGCGCTCCCCCGACCACTTGCGCGTGACGACGACGTCACCGAGGTCCAGTCGGACCCGGGCCTTGCGCTCGCCTTCGCGGATAGGCCGGTCGACGGCGCCATCCTTGCCGGCGAGGGCTGCCCAGATCGCATCGAGCACGCTGCTCTTGCCCTGGGCGTTCTTGCCGGACACGATGACGGTGTTGCCGTCGGGGGTGATCTCGACAGCCTTGAGGCGCTTGAAGTTTTCGGCTTGCAGCGACACGATCCTCATACGGGTCCTCCCTGTGGCTTGTCGAAGGCCAGGTTCACGAGCCAGACTCCCCCGGCCCCCTGCCAGATCCGGGGCTTCGTCGCGATGCGCGGCAGGTCCGCGATGGCCCAGGCCGCGAACTCCAGGGCCTGGGCCCAGGTGTCGAAGTGGTAGGTGTACTTGGCGATGGTCATCGGTCGTACCTCACAACGAAGGCTCGGAAGGCTCTGGGCAGGTTGGCCTCGGCGTTGAGGCGTTCGAGGCGGCGCCGCGCAGCGGCGCGGGTCCAGTACCAACGCCATGCGACGAACTTGTGGCTGGAGCGCGGGCCGACGCCGATGGCCCAGCGCTGCCCCGGCAGGCGGCGGCGGCTCACTGGACCTCGTCGCCGTACTTGCGGTGCAGGGCCACGAGGACGTTGTCGGCCATGACCGGGTTGTACCAGGGGCTGTCCGGTTCGGCCCGTAGCACGTTGATCTGCGCCTCGATGGTCCGCACGCGGACCCGCTCCGCGCGCTGGGCCCGGTTGTAGGCGCGCTGGCCCTTGCGCTGCCGGGCCTTGGCGTGGCGGCGCTCGAGCCGCTGCCAGCGGCGCACGTCGCGCAGGGCGACGGTCTTGCCCTCGGGCAGGTCGGTCACGAACTCGGGGTGTTCTCCGCGGGGGGCGGCCTCCGGCTGGGGGCCAAACGCCGCCGCGCTCGCGAACCGGCCAAGCGGGTTGCGGAACGGGATTCCGGTTCTGGTCAACAGTTCTCCTCGGTCGAAGGGCTGGTCAATGAGTCACTAACGATACAGGACGGGACCCCCAGGGCCAGCACCGCGGCCCGCGTGTCGCCCCTCAGTGGTGGTGGGGGACGTAGCCGCGCCCGATGTCGGGGTCCTCGGTGCAGGCCTCGTGGGCGGCGCGGGCCTCGGACATCGCCTTGATGTCGTTGGCCCAGATCCCGTGCATGAGGTACAGGTGGGCCTTCGCGTCGAGCAGGGCACCGGGCCCGGAGGTGCGGAACTCGCCCGCGTTCCAGACCTTCGCCCCGCGCTCCAGGGCGGCGACCTCGCGCGCCCCGAGCTTGTCGCGCAGGGTGGCCTCGGCCTCCTCCTGTGTCGGCACCACCAGGGTGACCGGGGTGTCGGGGGCACGCGGGGTCAGCAGATGCGCGTTGCCCTCTCGGTCCTCGATCTTGAAGTGGAAGTCCTTCTCGCGGGTGATCTTCCAGGTCTTGCCGTTCTTGTCCTTCAGGTAGGTGCCCACCCGAAGGTCGGCCCATCTTCCCTGCTGTGGGATCAACGTGTCCTCCTGGTCATCGGTCACCTCTACGGTACAGTGTCACTAACGCACGAGCAACCACCGACCCGAGGAGGTCGCCATGGCCGTGACGGCCAAGTACACCCAGCCACTGCAGGTCGTGGAGACGCCCGAGACCCGCGACCGCATCAAGGCCATCGCCGACCGTGAGGGCATCAGCCAGGCCCAGGTCATCCGCGAGGTGCTGGCGTACGGCCTCCCCGCCCGGGAGCGCCGCAGCGAGCAGGTCTGGGGGACGGACGACTGATGACCTACTACTTCGAGGACCCCGAACCGCAGCGCGACTGGCGCCCCACGTACCCCGAGAGGGTCGAGGGCGCGTTCTTCAGCCCGCTCGAGCGGTATGGCCTGCTCAGCCTCGGGTGGGGCGTCGTGATCGTGTTCACCGCCATCGTCCTGGCCCTGGCGACATGACGAAGCCCCCCGGCCAACAGGCGCGGGGGGCCACTGCGTAGGCGCAGATCGTCAGGCGTTCGGGTCCGGCTCCTCGGGGCCGGGACCGGCCGCCTCGTCGGAGGAGGCGCTGCCCTCGGTGGCGTTCGCCTGCTCCTGCTGGCGAGCGACCTCGAACGGGCTGGCACCCTCGGCGTGGACGCCGAAGTCCTGCGGGACGGGGGCCTCCTCTTCGGTGCCGCCCGAGGCGTTCTGCTCCTCGATGCTGGGCACCTCGCCGCGCGCGGCGACACGGTCGCCCTCGGTGGCGAAGACGTTCGGGTCGCCCTTCGGGGCGTCCTCCGCGGTGTATGCGCCGTTCTCGTCCGGCATGATGAACCTCCAGGCTCGGGTGGTAGGGATCCCTGAGCTTCAGGGTAGCATCACTGGGCCGTGAAGCCCGCCGCCACCGTGGTGTTGCCGGCAGGGTCGTTGACGACGACGGCCTTGGCGCCGCCGGTCGTCATGTTCGGCGTGGTGACCCGGATCTCGTCGTCGGTGACGAGGGTGAAGGCCGTCCCGGCCACGCCGCCGAAGGTCACGCCGGTCGCGCCGGTGAAGTTGTCGCCCTTCAGGGTGACCACCGTGCCGCCCGCGATGGGGCCGACGTTCGGGGAGATCGAGTAGACGCGCGGGGGCAGCGCGGCGGCGTCACCGGCGCCGTACTGGTATGCCGGGACCGACGTGTAGCCGGTCTTGCTCGCCGGGTCCTCGCGGTTCGCGGCCAGGGTGGGGTCCTGGGCCGGGGTGTAGGTCGCCGTAGGGCCGACGGCCACCTTCGGCTCGACGTGGGCGTAGCCGTTGTCGACCAGCCACTTCTCCTCGGCCGCGGACAGCGTCACGGTGCCGCCGGGGGCGACGCCGTACGCCGCGGATGTGAGCCTGACGGTCACGGGAAACCTCCTGGATCGGGTGGGTACTCCAGCCCAGGGTATCTCAGCGGGCGCCCGGATGCGCCTCGGGTGGGCGGTTACGCCCTCCCCTGCGCCTGGCCTTGCCCAGCGCGGCCTCCCGCGCCGTCTTCTGCTTGTGGTGGTGGGGGCACAGCAGCCACAGGTTGCCGAGGTCGTGGCTGTCGGGGTCCCAGCGGTGGTCGACGTCGGTTCCGCGGCGCGGGCAGCGCTTCCCGGAGCGCAGGATCCAGCGGCACCGGTTCCCGTCACGGCGCTTGACCTCGCGGACCAGGGCCGACCAGTTGTCAGGGAGCCTGGCCCGGCGGTCAGAGGAGTCCCAGGGCATCAGCGCATGACCCGCCCACCATGGGCGAAGCCATACGCAGCGGAGTGCCGCCTCAGCGTTACGGGCGCCTGCGAGGCGGGCAGTTGGGCGTCACAGTCGAGGCAGAGGGCGGCGACGATGTCGCCGGTCAGGGCTTCCTCGACTCCTACGCGGCGCTCATGGGAGCAGGCTGGGTCCCCGCCGCAACCGTGACGGCGCTTGTGCCAGGGGGTGAGCAGCCAGCCGAGGTAGCCGAGGCTGGCCAGCATGCCCAGGAGGGGGAACAGCAGGTCGCCCATCGTGATCCTTCGCTTGCGTAGTAGGTGCCACTCCTCGGCGAGGCTGCTCCAGATCATCAGCGGCCACCAAAGCGCGGTGACGAGGTTCAGCAGCATGAACCAGTCGGACCAGTCATCGACCGCCGACCCGTCCTTCCGGTTCTCGCGGCGCATCCAGCGCACGAAGAGGAAGTTGTTCAGCAGGCCGACCGCGAGGTACCCCACCCAGAGGGTGTCTTCGCTCATCGTGGTCCCTTCCTCGGTCGAAGTGTGGAGCCGGGGGGAGTCGAACCCCCGTCCGCCGTCGTTCCGCATGCGGTCCTACGACGTCGAATCACCGTGCAGCCCCTAGAGGAACCGGAGTGGACTGATGCTAGGTCAGACTTCGCGGCCCTGGGAGCAGCGTAGCGCAGCCTGGTGACAACACCAGTGCAACGCGCCGAGATGCATGCCACGCGTCCAGCCGCACCACTGGCAGACCGGCCCTGACGCGCGGCGCCACAGCATGTGCCAGTCGGCCCAGCCCGTCAGGGACTTACCGCGGAACCAGGATCTCGAGGTCGCCATGACCGTACGGGTGCCCGTCATCCAGCCGCAGCGTCAGCGCACCCGGGCTCGAGTGCTCCCCGGTGCGGTCGGTGTAGTGCTTGCTGCCCGGGTCCATCGCCGGGGCCTGGTACAGGAACCGCTGCCCCGCCTGGGTGGCGAGGAAGTGATGGAAGTGCCCGCTGATCAGGATCTTGCAGCCGCGGACCTCGCGGTACCCGAAGTCCTGGCCCTTGAACCACTCCAGGGCCTTCGCCTGCACGGTCGGGCCCTTGCCGAACTTGTGCCCATGGGTGATGCCGACATCGACACCACCTAGCGTCAGGGCGACGGAAAGCTCGTCGTAGGGGATGACCCAGTCCAGGTCCCAGCCGCCGCGGTCGTAGGCCTCGCGAAGGGCCTCGAACACGGCGACATCGTCGTTGTCGGAGTCATCGGTGACCTGCTTGCCGTCGTTGCGGTGCTCCCCGTGGTTCCCCGCCACGGTGGCGACGGTGAACCGGTCGAACAGGGGCGCCAGGCTGTCGATGCCGTAGGACAGAAGTTCGCGGGCCAGTTTGCACTGGTCGCGGCGGGTGCGGTCAGCGGTGAACGTCTGGGTGTTGTAGTTGCCGTGGCAACCCTCGATGATGTCCCCGAGGCCGAGGATCGCACCATGGGGCATCGACCGGCCGAGGCGCCGCAGAGACCTGACGCGATGCACGGCCTGGTCGAACGTGTCGGCCACTCGCTCCGCGGTCTGGTCGGTGCCGACGCTGCCTTCGCGCTTGCCCAGTTGCCAGTCCGCGGCCACGAACGCCCAGGCATCCTTGGCGGTGGCCTGGGCCAGGTTGCGGGGGCGGCGCTTGCGGATGCGGGCGATGAGCTCGTCGACATGCTCTGCTCGAGCGGCCGGGCCCTCGCCGGCAACGACGTTGAACTTGTAGTAGTACAGCCACTGGCCGTCGTAGCGCATCCACTTCCGGGTGTTCACCGGGCCCTGGATCTGCCACTCGTCCGGGTTGAACCCGGCGCCGATGAGCAGGTCATGCTCGGTGGCGTTCGGGCGGGGGAGGCGGACGATGGCCTCCCCGATCTGCTCGGTGTGCTCGGTGTAGGGCTCCCAGCCCTTCGGGACCGACGCGGCGGCGACCCTGTTGACGTCGTCTTCGATGGTCATGCGTGGCCCTCTTTCCGATGGGTCGACACCGAGGGAAGACCGATGTCGTAGCCGTTGCGCTGGAGTATCTGCGAGATGAGCTTGTTGCCCAGTCTACTCGACAGCGCGGCACGCAGCGCGTTGGCGTCGGAAGTGCTCATCCCCTCCAGCGCCTCACACACCTTGCAGGGGGCGGGGGTCAGTGCGCGCTGCAGGTCTTCGGAAAGGCTCATGGCTGCTGTACCTCGTTCTTGTAGTACGCGGTGGCTGTCAGGTGGTAGCCCTGGCAGGTCTGGTGGAAGTAGAAGCGCTTCTCGGCGCGGGACTGGCCCTTGTGGGCGCGGTTTTGCTGGGCCTGCTTGAGCGCCGCCGCGGCCTGCTGCTCGGTGGCGAAGCGGACCTTCCGGCCGCAGCGCCCCACAGGCAGCACCATCTTCTCCAGCGGCACCGGTGGCGGGACACGGCGGGGCTTGGTCCGGGGTTCGCCCGCCTTGAGCTTGCGTACCTGCGGGCGGCGCTTGGCCGCACGGTTCTTGCGTCCCATCTCAGTTGGCTCCCGTGAAGAACGACGATGGCGTGGGCACCACCGGTTGCGATGTGTCGAGTGGCCGCAGGCCGACGTGCCCCCGCGAGGGCTGGTCGACATGCGTGTAGCCGAGGGCCTCGAGCCGGTGGCAGAACTCCTGCCTCTTGAGCTTGCCGAGGTTCTGCTGGTCGGCCCAGGCGGTGTAGGACCGGTACAGCGAGTGGCAGGTCTCGTGGTGCTCGGGCGCAGGCTGGACGCCATGCTTGACCCACTGGCGGGACTGGTCGATAGTCTCGGCGAACATGTCCCGGGCCCTGGCCGCGGCGCCCCGCGGGTCAAACTTGCCTCTCGTCATGAGGACGCGAAGTGCCTCGACTCCCTTGCGCGCGATGCCGGGCAGTTCGTCAGACAGGCTGTCGGACAGGGAGCGGACGGGGTTGGCGAAGGTGCGGGTGAACTCCAGGATGACCCAGCGACGCAGGTAGCCCTCGGACACGTCGGCCGATCCGGGGATCTTGTTCGCGCTGAACACGGGCACGGCCCAAGACTTGAAGGTGAACCTGTCACCGAACTTCTTCTCCGCGGCGTAGACATCCTCGCCGGTGAGCTTCTTGAAGTTCGCCGTGGACTCCTGGTAGGTGCCGTCGATGTCCCCGGCGATGTTGGCGATGCGTCCGAACAGGTTGACCGCGGAGAAGCGATGGGTGTTCAGGTCTTCGAGGGACTCCGAGGCGTAGTTCCCTTCGCCCAGCAGGTCACAAATGACGCGGATGAGGGTGCCCTTGCCGTTGCCGCCGGTGCCGTACAGCATGAACGCGACCTGCAGCGGGTTGCCGGAGTACATGAGGTAGCCGATCATCTCCCAGGCCAGGGGGATGAAGTCCGGCTCGAGCACCTCGGCCAGCCAGGAGTCGAAGTGTTTGCACTCGGCGCCCGGGTCCCAGACCGTGCCCAGTTGCACGGTGGACTCGAAGTCCTCGGAGTGCTCGAGCAGTTCGCCGGTCTCCCATTCCAGCATGCCGTTGGCGAAGTTGATGTACCGGCCATCGGGGTCGTCATGGAGGTGGCGCACGTTGTGCTTCACCCAGACCTTCGCGTGGTCGCGGTGGGTGTTGCGGTACCGGTTGCCCATCAGGCTCAGGACGCGCTTCTCGACGACATCGGGGTCGGACTTCCAGACGCCGTTCTCGTAGCGCCAGAAGTCCCGGTTCACCCCGAAGGCCAGCGGCCCCTCGTCGACAACGGCCTGGCCGAGGACACCGACGAGGAAATCCTTGCCGTGGAAGAACCGCTCAGGTCCCGCAGCCGCAGTGCCGGCAGCGGGGGTGGCCGGGGCCCCGCTGCCCAACGTAGGGTCCGAGAGGCGCGGATCCTTCCGCACGGTGTCGGCCGTCATGAAGTCATCCGGCGGCCTGCCCTCGGGCATCGCCCGGGCCTTGTCGCCGACCTTCGTGACCGCGGACTGGAAGATCTTGTTGACCGTCTCGTCGTCGAACTCCGGGTCACGCGGGGCGTGGTCGAACAGATGCTGGTAGGCCCGCTGCTGCGTGTACCCGTTCCAGGGGCTGTTCGCCAACTCCAGCAGCGCGCAGGCCACCTCGAACGTCGTGTTGTTCCAGGGCTCCCCGTTCCAGCCCAGCCGCGCGAGCTCCTGCAGGCGCTCCACGTTCGCGGTGATGGCCTTGCGGGCGTACTGGTCGAGGCGCTTGCGTTCGGACTCGGGGAGGTTGGACCGGTCGGGCACATCGGAGGACATCACGACGGGCCCGGCCGGGGCCTGCGGGCGCACCATCTCCAGCAGCCAGTCGGGCGCATGGTTCAGCGCCCGGTCGAAGGCCACATAGTCGCCCTTGTCGGTGCGTGAGGGCGGGGCGACGACCTGACCACCGGTGCCGCGGATGTCGATGCCGGTGCCCTTGAACGCGGCCGGACTGTTCGTGACCTCGAAGCCGGTAGGCATCTCGAAGTAGAAGTGCCAGCCCCCGGACCCGGTGCGGACGGCATATGTCTCGGGCATCGGTCGCCCGGCCTTGATGCGCTGCCAGGACTCCAGGCCGCCCTTCTCCGGGTCGATGTCGAGGACCCAGAACCCCGACGGTGCGCCGGTGGCGATGCCGATGTTCGGTGGCCGGTCGGTACCGAACAGGGCCTCGATGTCGGCGCCGGACAGTTCGGGGGTGTTCTGCCACGCGGTGTCGAGGGGGTGCTTCCCCTTCGAGGCGCAGTTGCGGCCCTTCCGGCATGAGCAGGTCAGGCCATCGGGCCCGACCCGATGCAAGGGAATGACCCGCCATCCGCGGTTCCGGTAGAGATGTGCCGCCTGGTCTGCGCTAAGATCTGTGTTGCTCAAGGGATGTCCTTCCTTCCCTGGGTCTGCCCCGCGCTCCCCGGCTGGTCACCGTGGTTGCAGCGCGGGGCTTCTCTTTGCGGGGGAGGGCCTAGTCTACCCTGCCCCGCCGACGTTCCTGGATCAGTGTGTGCATCTCCTGGCGCTGCTTCTCGGTGTAGCCTCCCCAGATCCCGTGCGCCAGGTTCTCGGGCTGCATGCCGAGGTTCAGGCACTCTAGCCGCATCTTCATCGGGCAGTCCACGAAGCAGGCATCCCGGGCGCGTCGCCGGGCCCGGCCCTCCGGGGTGTCCTTGCCGGACCCGGGGTCCTCGAACCAGTCATCGGCATGGTGGCGGTGCTCGGTGCAGCGGCGCTCAACCTGGACCTCCCCCTCCCCCCGGAGGATGCGATGGTTCGAGGGGAGCGCTTCGAGGTCGAGCATGTCCACCTCGTCCGGCGACAGGCGCCGCCAGGCGGGGTGGTCGTTGTGCTCGGAGCAGGGGGTGACGATCATCGCGCGGACTGCCTCGCCCAGCGGATGGCGATGCGATGCCGCAGGCGGGCTGGTCCGACGACGAACAGGAGATCCTCGAGAAGTCTCATGGTTGCAGTATCACCTACTCTCGGCGCCCTGCCCGGCATTGACACGGTGCTCCCACTCGTCGCAGTCGGGGTCGAACACGACGATGACCTTGACGGCGTAGCCTCGGCCGTCGGACCACCGGTCCTCCAGGATGCATGTGCAGTCAGGGGCGTGGTGCATGGTCGCGGAGCCTCGCCTTCAGGTCGCGGGCATTCACCAGCCCAAGCTCTCCCTGCCAGTGGCCGGAGGAGAACGTGTACGCGTCGGGGTCACCGGTGGGCTTGCGGACCCAGGTGGCCGCCGCTCGCTGCCCGGTGGCGGGGTGCCGGAACCGGGCGACGATGCTGTCGACCACGTAGGCGGGGGTGCCGTCGGCCTCTAGCCACGTCCCCCGGGCGTAGGACACCTCGCAGTCCCAGCCAGCCTTGCGGGCGGCGTTGACGAGAGTCCTCCCGCCGCGGGGCACCTCGGAGTCAGCGGCTGGTCGTCCGCGCACCTCGGGTGGCGGGACCACCACGGGCGGGTCACCCTCGTCGGCGTCGGCCCAGCGCTGGCGCCCGACGCGGCGGACGGCTTCGACGGCTGACAGGTCACTCATAGCACCTGGACCCGGTGATGCCTGTCCATGCAGGCGGTCGAGAGGTGATGCAGGGGTGGCCGGTCGGGCCCCTGGTCGAGGTCGAAGCGGTCGACGACCTCGGCCGGATATGGGCAGTCGGGCTCGGGGCAGTCGACGATCTCGAGGTCATCCAGCGGATGCATCGGCACCTCCGGTCGGCGGGGCCTGGTCGGCGTCGAGGGCGGCTTGGAACTCACCCACGGGCAACTCGACCTCGGGGTGCAGCCAGTTGCCGTCCGTGTCCTGGCACAGCGCCCGCACCGCCGCGACCTGCGCCGCGAGGCGGTCGGCCCGGTGCTCAGCGAGCACAGCACGCCGTGATGCCGCCTCGTGTGCCGCCGTTGCGGAAAGAAGTCGGTCGTTCTGCGCATCTCGCTCCACGTCCCGCTGAAAGCCGACCTCAGACGCTTGTGCTGCGACCTGCGCAGTGGGCACCACCAGCCCAGAGGCGAGGACGGCGCGGACAGCCCAGCGAGGAACCGACTCGCCCGGCTCCCGCTTCACCACCGACCCCGGGTCACCGATGCAATGCGCCAGGTCATCCAGCGGATGCATCACCACACCGCCGTCTTGTCGGTCACCCGCAGCCGCCCGGTTCGGTTGGAGAACACGACGCCGACGCGTCCGCGGGACCGGCAGGCGTCGTACGAGCGGGCTACGGTGAGGTGCCTGCCGTCGCGGATGGTGGCGACCACGCGCCCGTTCGTGTCGAAGATGCGGGCGACGAACGCGACGGTCATGCCGCGCTCGATCTCCCGGTACTCGGCGCGGGTGACGCAGCCGGGGGTGTCGGCGTAGGCCGGGGGGGCGCAGAAGCCCAGCCCCACCAGCAGCGCCAGGATGCTCAAAGCTCTCACGGGTACAGCCTCCTCAGAGTGGTGCGGTCAAGATGGTCGAAGCCGCCGCAGCGGCGCTGCCAGCCAGCGTAGGCCATCACGGAGCCGGGACGGTGCAGATGGTGCCGCATGCCGACGGCGTGTCCCAGTTCGTGGGCGACGGTGAAGCGGCGGACGCAGCCGGTCCAGGACCCGAACAGGGCCGTCCGGCCGCGGTCCAGCAGGATGTTGACATGGGCCAGGTGACCGTCGATGGTCCAGGCCCGGGTTGTGCCGGTGGCCCTGCCCCCGGCGTCACCGATGCGGACATGGATAGAGCCATGCCAGCCGCAGTCCTTGCGAAGGCGCAGTCTCAGATCCTGCCCGTTCTCGTTGTAGCGGCGCGCGACCTCTCTGAGGGGCCAAACTCCGCTGACGCCATGGGCCTCGACGCACACGGTGTCCTTCGGCCAGGTCGCCCCCATCGCCAGCAGGGCGACAGGGACGACCAGGAGGACGGCGAGGCGGCGCATCAGGACGCCGCCGCATCGTGGCAGGGGCACATGCAGGTCTCCGGGTCCGCCTCGTCCTCGGTGTACCCGGAGCAGCGCGGCGCGTGCTGGCCCACGTCGCAGTACGACTGGTCCCGTGTCGGGGCCCTCACAGCCAGTCCCGGAACGTGCGCTGCACGCGGCGCCGCTGGCGGCGGTTGCCCTCCCGCGCCAGGTGCTGCGCGAAGTGCGGGTGGTCCCGGATGACGCGCCGGGCCGTCGAGGCCCGCTCGTACACCAGCAGCGGCACCACGACGGCCACCGCGATCACGGCGAACAGGGCCAGCAGCGGGAACGCGACAAACAGCAGGGCCAGGAACGGCAGGGAGGCCCACAGCGCGGGGCCCCGGTTGATCTGGGTCTTCATCGTCCCTCCCAGGGGTCGTAGTGGTCGTCGTCCTCGTCGAGCCGGAAGTTCAGGTACCCGAGACCCACCACCGCGGCGAAGACAGCCCCCGCGATCAGGTTACCCGTCAGGCCCGCCAGTGCCAACCCCAGAATCACGATGATCACGGACGCCCGCAGGGTGCGCCGCCAGCCCTCGTCCCAGGGCGTCACCGGACACCCGCCGGCGCAGTGGCCTCCTGGACACGCAGGGGCACCCCGGTGACGCACTCCACCTCGAACGCGGCGTAGCGCAGGATCCGGTCCCCCGTGTCGTCCTTCGACACCAGCCGGGCCTGCGCCTCGCGGCCGATCCCGGTGAGCTCCTGCGCGGCTGTCCGCGACGACGGCTCGAGCAGCACGTAGTGGTGGCTGTACTCCTCGACATGCCAGCCGTCCTCGTCGGTGTGGGTGCCCCACACCTCGCCGAACGTGCCCGGGCGCTGCCGGTTCGCCTCCGTGATGACCATCAGCCACAGCGGCGACTTGCCCGGCTTGAGGGGGCGCTTCGGGGTCTCCAGGTAGACGCTCATGATGCCAGCCTACGCGCCCGCAGGTTGCGGCGCTCCAGCAGCGTCATGCCGCCCCACACGCCCGCGGGGAGATCCCCGTAGCCGGTGGGCGTCATGCCCCACTCGAGGCACTGCGCCAGGATCGGGCAGGGCTCCGCGTCGGGGGCGATGGTGCCCTTGCACAGGGCCTTCGGGGCGCGCGGGTCGCCGCCGACGACGGGGAAGAAGATGTCGGGGTCGACCTGGCGGCAGGGCAGGTAGTCCATGCTGTCGGACATGGTCAGGCTCCCTTCAGGGGCTGGAAGTCGCGGTGGGCGGCGGGGGACACGAACACCGTGCCCGGAGCGGACAGCGCCACCTCGTTCTCCAGGGCGTTTCGGGTGGGCGACGCATATGTACGGAAGAAGTTCAGGGTGACGTGAGGCAGGCCCTGCTCGTTGATGAGGCGGACAGCCTCGCGCTGGCTGCTGGCGGCGACGATGACCCGCTTGACCGATCCGGCCCCGGTGACTGTGACTAGACCGTAGACCTTCATGTCAGGCTCCCTTCCTCTGGTGGTACCGGGCCAGTTCGGCCTCGGCGTGACATTCGGTGCAGCGGCGCTGGTAGCGGATGCTGCCATCCGCGCGGGTGCCGCGCTTGTGGAGCCGGAACTCGACGACACCGTGCTCCGGGCAGTGGCCGCGCTCGGTCGGCACCTGGGACTCGCGTGGGCGGCCCATCATCGGTGCTCCCTCCGGTCATGGCGCCGGATGAGGCGCTTGATGATGGGCCAGCCCAGCGCGGCCCCCAGGCCCTCGATAAGGAGGGTCGTGGTGACCTCGAACGCGAGATGGGCCGGGTCGGACAACAGGTGCAGGAACTCGCGGATCACTGCGCCACCTCCCGGGCGTAGTTGGTACGGTCATGCCAGGTCAGCGCCAGCAGCGGCCTGGTGACCGCTGCGGCCATGTCCGGCGGGACGGCGTTCCCAGCCTGCTGGTGCTGGGCCGACACGGGCCCCTGCCACGGGTAGTCGGCGGGGAACGACTGCAGGATCCCGGCCTCCTGGACGGTCACGCGGACGGAGCCGGGGGTCTTCTGCCGGGGCGGGTCGCCGGGCTTGCGGTAGCCCGGGGCCGCGACGACATCGGGCCGGAACGACCCGACGATGGTCGGGCTGGGCCGCTCATGCGCCCAGGACGTGTCGCCCTCGACCTCGGCGACCGGCGACCACTGCGCCGACCGGGCCCCGGTGATCGTGTGCGCGGGCTCGGTGGCCGCGTCACGCGGGCGCTGCCGGATCCGGTCCTGCGAGGTCTGACCGGCCCCGGAGAACAGCCAGCGACCCTCGTCCATCTCGCGGTACATCGCCTGCCGGGCACCGTTGCCGAACGGCTCCGCGCCGCCTGTCGCCGTCCCGCCACCGCACACGGTGTGGGAGGGGCGCGCGGTCATGCCGCGGTTGATGCCCTCGGCCATCGTCACCCAGCGCTTCACGCCGGGGTCCAGGCGGGACGGGTTGTGCGGGTAGTACCGGGAGTGCGTCGCGTGCGGCGAAAGCTCCTCCTCCTGCACGCGGGCGGACTCGACCTCGCCCGCGACGTTGAGGACGGCGACCAGGCCGACACGGTGCCGTGCCTGCGGGACCCCGTACTGCTCGGAGTGCAGGTCATGCACGACGACGGTGTAGCCCCAGCGCCGCATGACGGTCGCGTAGGCCTCCCACACGGGGCGGACGGCCTTGACCTGCTCCAGCGCCACGAACAGCGGGCGCTCGTCGCGGATCACGGTCAGCGGGTGCAGGGCGAGCACCGTACGCTCGTCGAGGGCGTCGTCCTCGGCCCACTCGACGGCCACGGCGGGGTTGTCGCCGTTGGCGACGCGGCCGACGGCGGTGACCAGGCTGTCGACATGCGGCAGGCCCTTGCGGGCCCCGCCCTGGGAGAACGTCTGGCACGGGGGCCCGGCGGTGTAGCCCAGCAGGTTGCCCGTGTGGGCCCAGCCTACGCGGCGCACGTCGCCCTCGATGACCTCGAAGCCAGCGGCGCGGGCGGTGGCGGCGGCATGCTTGTTCTGCTCGACGCAGACGATGCGGCCGGTGTACCCGGCACGGCGCAGGCCCAGGGCCATGCCACCGGCCCCGGCGAAGTCACAGCGGATGGTCATGGTCAGATCACCCCGTGCTCGCGGGCGAGGAAGTCCCGGATGGCCTGGGCGTCCTCCTCGACCTGATCGTCGGTGTAGATCGGGTAGCCGTCTTCGCCCTCCGGGACGCCCTCGTCGATGTCGTCGGCCTCGGACAGGTCGACCTCGTGGGCGACGGTGCCGTCGCCATAGACGGTGATGGTCACCGGCAGGCCGATGCAGTAGGAGCGGGGCTCGCGGGCCTTGCGGGCGGCGTCGGACAGGAAGTCAGCCAGCGCCAGCAGACTGGTGCTGGTGATCGACCCGGATGCCAGGGGGGCCTCGCCGTTGAGGCGCTCCTCCTCGTTGCGGTACACCTCGACCGTGAAGCCCTCCGGGGCGACGACCCACTGGCCATCGCTGCGAGGGAAGCGGTAGGGGTTGAACGGCCCGCCCAGGTCACCGACGGTGACACTGCGGCCATCGTCGAGGAGGGCGACGAACAGCAGCGTGCCGCCCGCGATGGCGCGCTGGGGGAAGGGGACGCCGAGGGTTCGCTGGATGGCGTCCTCGACATGGGCGAGGGGGAGACGGGTGGATGACATGGGCGGTCCCTTCAGGAGTTTGGGGTCAGGTGAAAGCGTCGCACGGGAGATGGCTCCCGCGCAAGGGTCAGTCCGAGGAGTGAGATTGGTTGCCGGCAGCAAGCTTCTCGAGGAGGCCCACCACCTGGAACAGCCGGTAGTCGATGGACTGCAGCAGCATGCTCCAGCCGCTCCTCGGCATGCTCGAGCCGCGCGGCGACCTCCTCCACGTTGGTCGCCAGCGGCTTGCGAGGCAGCATCCGGCTCATGGCTGCGATGGTACACCGGCGTCGTCGCCGGTGTCCCTGTCGACGGTCGCGGCGAAGAACCGCTCGGCCTCCTCGGCGAAGGCCTCCGGGTCCTGCCTGAAGAAGCCCGGCACGGAGTCGACGACGTCGTCGAACGCGCCGCAGGCCACCAGGGCCGCGAACCGCAGGTAGGCGGTGGCCTCGTCCGGGTACCACTCGGCCCAGTCGTTGGCGACCCAGTCGGTCCACCACAGGGTGGCCCCGCTGAGCCGTTCCTCGCGCAGCGGGTCCGGGTGACCCGGGTAGATCGCGACGGTGCAGTATTGCCCGTCACGGCGCTGCAGCGGCCGGATCCCGGCATCGTCGAACGCCTCGTTGGTGGTGCGTCCGCCGGTCGCCTTGTAGAAGGTGCTGTCGTTGATCGAGTGCGGGCGGGCCATCAGAAGTCCGCCTGACGCACCGCGAGGTCCGACGTGAGGAGCGCGGACGCCGCCAGGGCCTTCGCGCGCACGACACGTTGCACGTCGGCGGGCAGGTCCCGCAGGTCGATGGACGTCAGCGTCCGGCGGGCCTTGCCCACGGTGCCGTCGGCGCGGAACGCGAAGCCCCGGGCCTCGGAGCGGCCGAAGAACAGGACGCGGTCAACCCACAGCCGGGCCGACACCTCGGTGGCGGCGATGCTCTCCCCGTCCCATCCGCGCATGATCTCGACCGGCTTGGTGAAGTGGACAGTCACCTGGACCAGGGCATCGGTGCCGACGCGGAAGGTCGAGGGGGAGGTGTTGTGCAGGGTCATGGTCATGCTCCGTTCCCGGCCCGGGGGCCGATGGTGATGGTGTCGTCGTTGTCGATCCACTCGCCGTAGCGGCCCTTGTAGAACCGCACCCCGGACTTGAACCGCACGACCTTCCAGATGGTGTGCTCGCCGCCGAAGACGTCGAACACGGTGTCGCCGATCTGCAGGTCGCGGCCACGGATGCGTGTGGCACCCACGACGACATCGGTGATGTCGACGAGAGGTGCGACATGCGTGCGCGCCGCGAAGCTTTCGCCGGTCATGCCGCGTCCAGCCCGGCCTTGAAGCCCGCGACCCAGGACGCCCAGGCGAGCGCGACCCGAAGCGGGCGGGCGGTGCCCTCGCCGAACACCGGCTCAGCGGTGACGTGCTCCACCGGCTGCCAGCCGCTGTCCTCGTCGAGGACGGACACGCTGCCGTACTCCCAGCCGTTCAGGCCGGTCGTGACCAGGTACAGCGGGTCATCGTGGCGGGCCCGGTCGATGGTGATCGCGGCCATGCCCGGGTACCACCAGGACACGTCCAGGCCGAAGCGCTCCATCAGACGCAGGGTCTCGTCGACCTCAGCATCGGTGAGGCTGATCGTGATGCCGCTCATGCGATCCTCCCCGTGAGGATGTGGAACGCCACCGCTGCGGCGTGCTCGGCGTCGTGGACCTCGTCCCCGATGGCCAGGCCCTCGGGGGTGACCGGCGTCCAGCCGACACCGACGGACCAGACCGAGACGAACAGGCGGGTGGCGGGAGCGTCGAACGCGCCCTTGCCGTCGCCGACGGAGTTGTCCACGACACGGAACCGCCGCGTCTCGGTGCCGCTGCGGACCTCGATGTAGTCGCAGCCACGGGCGGTCGCGGTGCCGCCCGTCTGCTCCAGGGTGGTGATGCTGCTCATGGTCGCCTCCTCTAGGCGTAGGTGGGGTTGAAGGCCCAGCAGTCGCCGCCGACCAGCCACACGTAGTCGGCGCTGGTAACCTGCGGGCCGGGGACGGGGACCTCGTCGCCGTAGTCATCGGTGACGGTGTCGACGCGGTAGAAGTGGTCCCGCTTGAACGGGTTGTACGTGACCCGCACCCAGCCCATCCGGTGAGCCTGCGGCTCCGGGTGGACCTGGATCAGCAGGGCCGCGAGGACACGGCCACGGGCGAACGCGTGGACGTTGCGGACGCCCTCGGCGTGGCTGCGGGCCAGCCCGGCAGGGGCGACCGTGAACGCCACGGGGCCCTCCAGGATCAGGGTCCCCAGGTACTCGACCCGGGCCCCGGCCACGCTGCGGCGGGTGGAGATGGTCTGGGACTCACCGGCCAGCACACGCGGGCGATGCGGGTGGGCCTCGACGCGGTCGCCGCGTCGCACGGTGGGGACGGTCACGATGATGCTCCGATCTGGCGGAAGGCCCCATGGCGGATGTCGATGGGGAGGTCGGGGAACGTGGCAGCGACGATGTTGAGGTCGCTGCGCTGCTCCAGGTCGGCGATGTGGGTGACGTTCTGGTCGCGGTCGACCAGCAGCAGTTCGGTGACCTGCCGGTCACCCTGCCACTGGGCGACCACGCGCTCGCGGGCCATCAGGAGGCCTCGACGAACAGTGAGTAGCCACCACACTCCGTGGAACCCAACTCCGTGGCCTCGGCGCGTGCCTCGTCCGACGTGGTGAACGGGCCGAACCAGACGCCGCCTACTTCGAGCATGACACGGCGGGCCATCAGGCCTCGGTCCAGACCCAGGCGAACGCGCCGAGGGCGTACAGGCCGTCGGCGTCGGGCGGGTAGACCTCGCCGCTGTACTGCGGGTCGTAGTCGCTCGACTCGGGGTCGGAGTACTGGACGTCATGCACGACCAGGACACCGCTGTCGGTGAAGCCGTAGGTGACGCCGTACTCGTGGTCGGCGCCGATCCAGTCCAGCACCTGGACGGCGGACAGGGCGTCGATGAAGGGCGCGGCGATGAAGCCGTTCCAGCGCTGGGCCGGGTCATACTGGGCCAGCACGGTGGCCTCGGGCTCGCCGAGGCTGACGGGGCCGGTGGTGATGGTCACGATGGTTCTCCCTTGGTCGGTGGTGCTTCCAGTGTGACGGGCCTGGCGCGGGAACACCAGACCCGTCTCAGCGGCTGAGATTACTTGCCGGCAGCAAGCTTCTCGAGGGGTGGGATGATGTCGAAGGCCAGCGCGTCGCCGATGCTGAGGCGCATCGGCTCGGCGCGGTCATCGGTGTCGTCGTCCTCCTGTCCGGGGCAGCGGACGCCACCGTGCTTGTGTCGCCAGCCGTCGCGGGCACGCAGGTCGGGGGTGACCAGCGCGCCCTCCCCGGCGTAGTCCCAGCAGTTCGCGCAGACCAGGATGCCGGTCTGGGCCATCAGCGGGCCTTCGCCTTCGCCTCGCGGACCCGGTCGTCGAGCGTGTTGCCCACGACCCGCTTGAGCCACTTGGCCCGCGTCTCGACGGGGAACACGTTGGTCTTGAGGCCCACGCGGGCCCGCAGGTCGTCGTACGTCAGCGGGCGGTCGACCGGGCCGTCGTCGGTGAACTCCCGCAGGAACGCGCCGCCGACCTGCTCGTACAGGCTGATGCGGGCGTAGAACTCGGGCAGGTTCGCCTCGGACAGGTCACCGATGCCGACGGCCATCGTGGCGAAGATGATGGCCTGCGTGACCGGCCAGGCCTCGTCGGTGGTGATCGCGTCGAAGTCGGCGGTCTCGCGGAGGTCGTAGTTCAAGGACATGGTCATGCTCCGATCATGTAGACGATGGCCAGCAGCGCCAGGACAGCGAGCCAGCCGAGGACAGAGAGGGTCAGTTCGACGAGAAGCCGGGTCACGGGTGGTGCCACCGGCAGTGAGGGTCCTGCTGGTAGTAGGACAGGCAGGTGCAGTCATCGGGACCGACCATGCGGGTGAAGTCCACCCGGGTGCGCTGCGCCTCAGCCTCCCGGCCACGGCGCTCGTGCTCGGCGAGCAACCTGCGCTCGTTCATGCCAGGGCTCGCAGGGCTCGCTTCGTGGCCTCCTGCGCCATGAGGCGCGACCACTCGCGCCGGTAGGCCTCAGTCGGGAACGGCACCTCGCGGCCACGGTGCTTCCAGGTGTACAGGTGGGCGACCTGGAACCGTCGCCCGCAGCATCGCCCGCAGGCGCGGACCCGCTGCGGGGCGCGGTACATGTGCGTGACGTGACCGGCGGGGCATGTGCCCTCCCAGTCGCCAGCGGGGGCAGGCGTGTCGGCGGTGCGCCGACCCGACCCGCCGAGGGCGATGCAGGCAACGCGCCACACGTTGTCGTGGCCGTGCTGGCCACCGACCTGGGCGTGTGCGATCTCGTGCAGGATGGTGTCCAGCACGGTCTCCTCGGAGGCGAGTCGCACGCCAGGCCGCGACAGGCCGATGGTGCGGGTGCTGTACTTGCACACGCCGATGCGGCGCTTCGCGTCGTCCCAGGCGAAACCCCATCCGACCAGGTGCCGGTCGACGAGGTTGCGGGCAAGAGTCTCGGCTGCCTGCAGGTCCATCAGAGCACACCCCGCAGGATGACATCGGCGTTCGCGCCATGGCGCGTCAGGAAAGCTTTCACGGGACGCAGTGCTGCCTTGAACTCCGCGTCCGTCGCGTCGACCCGCTGGAGGTAGTCGAGCATCGCGTTCGTGCCAGCACCACGCGGGTCGCCGTACTCACCCTCGAGAAGGGCGAACAGGCGCGCGGCGGCGCGGCAGGGCTTCGGCCAGTAGCACCAGCCGTCGCTGTTGGCGTCGGCCCAGGACCGCAGGATGGCGACGGCCAGCGCGGCACGGTACCGGTTGGGCGTGTCCTCGCCGTCGTAGCGCTGCATCGCGCGGGCGATGTCGTAGTCGTTCATGAAGCGCACCGTAGTGCTCCCTTCGGGGTGTAGATCCGGTCGGGCGACCGATGGCCCGCACGCTCCCGCCGTGCCCTGAAGGGCTCGCGGGTGGTCCCGCTCGACGGAGTCGGGGGGCGTGCGGGCGACTGTGGCCCGCGTCGGTCAGTGGGCGGTCAGCCGCGCCAGGGCATCGGTGATGCGCTGCGACAGGGCGCGGCTGTGGCGGGCCAGCGCGTCGTAACCCTTGTCGCCCTCACGCTGGGCGTCCTCGGCCAGCAGGTTGGCGATCTTCTGGGCGTCGTAGCGGCCCAGTTTCAGCGTGACCGGTGCGCCGCCGTCGAAGTCGACGTACCACTCCGCGTCCGGGGAGGTGACGGTCACCTTCCCGTTGCGATGACGGACGACGCGGGACAGGGACGAGAGTGTGGACATGGTTGTCTCCGATCAGGGGATGAGTCGCGCGAACGTGTCGCGCAGGGCTTCGGTGTGGCGCAGGGCCTCGGTGTACGACCCGCGTCGGCCATCGCGGGCCAGGCTGTCCAGGCGTCGCACCTCGGTGCAAAGTGCCTGGAAGATGCGATAGGCGTCGCCAGCGGTGAGGCTGTCGACGGACACCAGGTGGTCGCGCCAGTCGCCACCAGCAGGGCGGTCGACGTCGACCGGGTCGCCGTGGTTGAACACGACCGGGTGAGCCTGGTCGGCGACATGAGCGTAGATGACACCCCAGTTCGACGTGACCTCGACCACCTCGGTCAGGCCACGCAAACGGTCACCCTTGCGAAGTTCGCGGGCGTTGATGTGCAGGCGCTTGTAGGTCATCGGTCAGCCCTCCAGGATGGCGCGGCGGACGACACCCTGACGGGTGCCGGTGCGGCGCGGGCGGGGACGCGGCTGGCGCGTCTGCGTGACCTCGTCGCGACGGGTGTGGCGGGTACGTGTGGACATGGTGATCCCTTGGAGCTTGGTTGGTGCCGGCAAACAACATCCGGGTGAGCCGGGCGGCTCCCGGTGACCCTCGCAGCGCGAGAGCCCCGGTGATCAGCCCGGGTCAGGTGATGCGCAGGTCTGCGTCGCGTTCCCAGCGCTGCTGGTCGGCCAGGTGGCGAGCACGCACCGCGTCGCGGCGCTGCTGCGGGGTGGGCAGGCCAGCGCCGTCGTCGGCGATGTCCTCGGGCCATGACACCCAGGTCGACGGGGACCCGGTGCGACCGATGTGGACATCATGCGGGGCGGGCCGGAGTGACTCGCAGGCCACCCATGGCAGGTCGGGATGGTGGCTGGGGCAGGTCATGTCAGGCCCTCCCCTCGGACCAGCGCACCAGGCGCAGGTAGTCCGTCGGCGTGATGACGCGGTTGCGCAGGTACGCAGCCGCGAGGTCGGTCGCGGACAGGTGCCCGTGGTCGGCATAGTCGCGCTTGATGTGCTCCCATGCGTCCCGGCGTGCGGATCGACCGGGGCAGTCGACGTGCGCGCCGTCCATGTTCGTCATCGTGCCGAACACCGTGAAGATGTGTTCGGCGTGGTCGCGGTTGCGCATCGGGCACTCAGGCGACGGGGTGGTGGGCATCATGCCTCCAGATAGCCGGACTCGGTCACGTAGTCGTAGCCGGTCCACTCGGGGTGTTCGTCGACGTGGGGCGAGAGGTCGTCGGGGTGACTCTCGGGAACGAGGATCATGTCAGCCTCGGTTGGTCAGCCAGTCCCGGAAAAGGGGCGGCGGGGTGTGCTGTCGGTACTCGGACACCTCGGTGTCATAGAGCGCGGTGGCGTACTCCATCGCAGACCACCATGCGTCGTAGGCGCATCGGTAGTCCGCGACCAGGTCAGCATGCGCTGGGCTGCAGTGCCTCGCGTGTCGCGGGGAACATGGGCGGCTCATGACTGCTGAAGGCAGTAGTCCGTGACCGTGTCGCAGGTCTCGCACCACCAGTCGCTGATGTCACGGCGGTACCCGTGCCGGTGCCTTAGCGTCATGTAGACGACATCCGGGCCACCGGGCGTCCAGTTCGGCTCACGGTCGGTTTCCACGAAACCGTGACGCTCGTAGAGTGCGGGCAGGTACCCGTCGAAGCAGTCCAGGCGCGTCGCGCCGTTGCGGATGGCGTCACGGACCAGGTCATCGCCGCGACCACGCACGGCGGAGAACACGCCGACCAACTCGCCATCGGCGCGGATGGCATAGCCCGACAGGCGGTCGGCCGACAGGTAGCATGCCGCGTCGCCGATGTCGTCAGGGTCACGGTAGTCCGTGCATGACGCGGCGATGTTTGGGTTCGTGCGCCAGGCAGCCTCAAGCGCGAGGCTGTACAGGGTCGCCGGGTATTGCTTGTACATGGAAAGCTTCTCCACCCTCGTGTCAGTCGGCGCGGCCGTTGCGGGCCACGATCCAGGTCGTCGCCTGCATGGTCGTCGCGTCCACGCCGCGACGTCGCGCGGCGAGGCGGTAGGCGTGCTCCAGCGCGTCATACACGCCGACACGCGACAGGTCGCGTTCTGGGTCATCGGACACCGCGCCGATGGCGACGCGGGCTGCCCATACATCCACGGTCACCGCGTCCCGGTCGCCCAGGATGTTCAGCGCGAACCGGCGTGTCTTCGGGCCGCGTAGCGTGCCGATAGGGTCATCGGACTGCAGCGCTGCCCGGGCACGGTCGACGTTGGCGCCGATGCATCCGGCAGTCGAGCCGTCCGTCAGCAGTGACACAGCACCCGCGATGTTCCGGGACCATGTCGTACGCGGTGACAGGTGAGCGATGACAGCGGCGGCATGCTCCCGTGAGCCTGCCTTACCGGCCAGCGTGTCGGCGATGCTGCCCGCATCGGCATACCATGACGCGCCTGCCTCCACGTCGGAAGCGGTGGCGCGGTCGAACGTCGCAACGATCCTGTCGACGGTCGCGCGAGTGGTGGTGCCGATGCGCTGCAGACTCTCGTTGTGTGAGCGCTTAGCCATTGTCTGTGCCCTTCACCATGCGAGTCACCCGACACCGTGTCGGATGGCTTGCACGGTGGACGCGGTGCCCACAAGCATCCGCGTCGCACCATGCCTAGCCTTCCCCGGGGATCGTTCCCTCGCACGCCTGTCGCTGCAGGTCGCACGGTGTAGGACAGGTCATCGCAATCTGAGGACCATGCTGTCCACGCTAGGCGTGGCTGTCCCGTATCTTCACCCGTGGAGTGTCTGGAGTTAGCGGGCTACCCGTCGCGGCGGACCCGTGTCTCGGCTAGGTGACCGCCTGCCGTAGGCGGGTCCCGGACGTGTGACCCTGATCGGACCCGGAGATTCCGGGGAGGCCTTCCGCACGATTGTGCAGCGCGCCTCGCCTGTCCTGTCTTGCGCGAGGTGAGAGGGGACGGATCTGCCCCCGCGACCCGCGAGCCTTTGCCCGTGGACGGGGCCAACCGCTTGCCCCTCTCGCCTCGCCGTTGTTCTGTTATGGCTACAGCCTGCATCCCCACTCCGGGCTTAGGCAACCCTAACTTTTTTCGCCTCTCGCATGGTGAGACGCCACCTACCCTGACCTGCGCTTTTACCCTGCCTTTACTTGTCTCACATGGTGGACACGGCTCGGCATGACCCCTGCCCTGCCTGCCCTGCCTGCCCTGCCTGCCCTGCCTGCCCTGCCTGCCCTGCCTGCCCTGCCTGCCCTGCCTGC